CCATCTACTCTTATTGTGGGTGATAACGGTGCAGGAAAGTCAACATTTCTAGATGCACTTTGTGTTGCATTATTCAATAAATCTTTCAGAAACATAAACAAATCACAACTGCTCAACTCTATCAATCAGAAAGGATTGTTGGTTGAGGTTGAATTTCGTATTGGTAAAAATGAATACAAGGTAAGACGAGGAGTCAAACCAAATATATTTGAAGTATATCGTAACGATGAAATGATTGATCAGGATGCTGCTCTAAGAGATACACAAAAGCATCTTGAAGAGTCTATCCTAAATCTTAATTATAAATCATTCACACAAATCGTTATTCTGGGGAGTGCATCGTTTACACCATTCATGCAACTTCCTGCATATATTCGTCGTGAGGTAATTGAAGATATCCTAGATATCCAGATATTCACAACGATGAATGGCTTGATGAAAGAAAGACTAACTGGTCTACAAGGAGAGATCCGAGACATCGAGTCGAAAGTTGAAGTCGCAAAACAAAAGGCGACAATCCAGAAGAAGTATATTGAAACTTTAGAAAATAACAAAGCAGAAAAACTCGCACAAATCGAAGGAGAGATAAATGAGTTGGAGTCAAAGATCGAAGATGCTAAACAAGATACAAACGCAAAGTCGGAACAGGCGAAGAGTCTGGGGGATCCAACTGCAAAAAGAAGAAAACTCGAAACCCTCCAAGAAAAATTCATCTCCCAAATAAAGAAAGCAAATAAGGAATTAGAATTCTATGACGAGTACGATGAGTGTCCAACCTGTAAGCAAGGTTTACCCCACGAACACAAAACGGAGATGCAATCAGAACGATCCGAGAAAATCAAAGAACTCGAAAAAGCATCGGAAGACATGTCAAAAGAATTCGACAAAGTTGATGTACTAATCAAAGAATATCAAGATCTTCAGGAAGAAATTATCGAGGCAAATAATGAGATTTCAACTAATCAAAAATATCTTCAACGCTTACATGCGGAGTTGGGCGATGCTCGAGGCAGAGTGGCTGATATCGAAACAGAGCAAGACAAACTCAAAGACCTCGCTAAAGAAGTAACATCAGCAAATAAAGAACGTGCTGACAAAAATGAAGAGATGCATTATATGCAAGCAGTGTCTTCACTTCTAAAAGATACTGGTATCAAGACTACAATTATTAAACAATATCTCCCTGCAATAAATGCTTTGGCGAATAAATATCTTGCAGCGATGGATTTTTTCGTGAACTTCAATTTAGACGAGAAGTTTAATGAAACTATAAAATCTCGCGGAAGAGATAAATTCTCATATGCCTCGTTTAGTGAGGGTGAGAAACAAAGAATAGATTTAGCATTGTTGTTCACTTGGAGAACGATTGCCAAAATGAAGAACAGTGCAAACACCAATTTATTAATTCTCGATGAGGTGTTTGATAGTTCCCTTGACAACAATGGGACAGATTATGTTATGACTTTGTTGAACACGATCGGTGAGGACACAAATGTATTTGTGATCAGTCATAAAGGTGATCAATTGTTCGACAAATTCAGGTCGGTTATTAAGTTCGAGAAACGACAAAATTATTCGGTAATGGTATAATGGAATTATTAAAAATAGGTGACGAATTTTTAAAGAGAGAACCAAAAGAGTTTGACTTTGAAAAGGAAGATGCAAAAGAGTTGTGTGATAAACTCTTTGAAAAACAAAAAGAATTGGGAGGGATTGGTCTCTCTGCTAACCAAGTCGGAATAGATGCAAAAGTATTTGTATTCGGCGATGGTGAGTCATTAAAAAGATATATTATCAATCCGATAATTATCGGTGTAAGTGATGAGCAAGTTTCAATGCAAGAAGGTTGTCTATCACTTCCCGAAGTTTTTTTGATGGTCAAAAGACCAGTATCGGTAACATTGAAATATCAAGATGTTGAAGGTGCAGATGTCGTGGAGGAGTTTCACGATTTAGCAGCAAGAGTTGTACTGCATGAATATGACCATATGTTAGGTCAAAACTTTACACAACGAGTTTCAAAGTTAAAACTGGAACGTGCTATCAAGAAGATTAGAAAAAAGGTTATGAAAAGAATAAGAGCGCAAGCAAAGCTGATTGATCAGCATAATCTTGCAGGATAGGAGAATAAAATGTCTGACGATTATGATTTTGGTTTTACAATTGTAGATGAAGACGAACTTGGTGTCGGTAGTACCACATCACAACCAGTCCAAGCGGAAGTATCCTCTGATCAGATGGATGCTATTATGGACAAACTTGAACAGCTGGAGTCAAGAATTCTTACAGCTGATAACTCAGGAATGATAAATGAACATCGTGCCCTAGTCGAGCAAGATGTTGCAGGTAAATTAAGGGATGTAGAGGATCTTATCCTCCCATTGCTGTTGAATCTGAAGAAGAATCCTGAGAAAGACTATATCAAATGGGCAAATAGAACCGTGATTATTGATAAACAGATTGAAAAAATCAAAGCAATCACAAGATATTTCGAGCGTTTAAGCTAAGTTGCTGATATATAAGTAAAATTTTTTTGCAAAAAAAGCAAAAAAACGCTTGACATTTTCCTCAAAATATGCGAGAATAGGTATAAGAGTTGAGGAGAACCTAATGGAAATATCGCAAAAATCTACGTTAGCTAAATTACTGGCTACTGAGAATATTACGTTAGAGCATAAGAACGTACCGACTGCATATTTCGATCTGAAAGAGCGTAAGGTCGTTCTTCCTATTTTCAAAAAAGAAATGTCTGCTGACCTTTATGACCTTTTGATTGGTCATGAAGTCAGTCACGCATTGAACACTCCCCTAGACGGATGGCACGACTCTGCTTCTACTAAAGGTCGTGGTTACAAATCATTCCTGAACGTAATTGAAGATGCTCGTATTGAACGTGATATCAAAAAGCGTTTTCCAGGACTTACAAAAAGTTTTTACAGAGGATATCGTGAATTATACGAGTTGGATTTCTTCGGGATCGGCGATCGCGATATCAATACTTTCCCTCTAATCGATCGTATTAATCTATTCTTCAAAGTTGGTCAGTTCGCTAATGTTGAATTTACTGAAGATGAGCAAGTCTTTGTTGACCGTATTACAAATGCTGAGACATGGGAAGACGTTGTGGCTATCGCTAATGACCTGTATGGTAAAGCTGAAGAAGAAATGGATGAAGAAGAAAACGTAACCACTGGTGGTAACGGTGATGAAGGCGAAGAGGGTGACCAAGAAGTTCCTGACATGCCTATGGAATCATCTGACTCTGATACTGAAGAAGATCCTGAAGAAGAAGAAGAAGAGCAGGATGGTGATGGTAATCCTAGTGATGAAGATTCTGATGAAGATGGTGAAGAGGGTGAACAAACTGAAGGTGATGAAGAGTCCGAAAGTTCTATGATGGATGACTTTGAAGACGACAATGGTAACGAACCTGCTTCTATCACTGATCAGAACTTTCGTAAAAACGAGGACAAACTTGTTGATACTGGTTCTCCTGAAATGATCTGGGTAAACTTCCCCAAACTTGATTACAAAAAATTTGTTAATCTAAACCCATGGGAATCTATTGAAGCGGATGTTAGAGCAGGTGTTACTTTCAATCTGTATGATAATGAATATGGTGATTACACCCACGAATCCAGAGCAATTGATTTTGATACTGCGGTTGAAAAGCTGAATAATGCTTTCAGCAAAAAGAATCGTGCTTATATCAATATGATGGTCAATCAGTTTGAGTCTAAACGTAAAGCTAAGTCTTTGGCAAAAGCACGTGAGAACAAAACTGGTGAATTGAATATGGATAAGTTGTGGGCAACTAAGTTGACTGAAGATGTTTTCCTATCGACTACTGTTGTTCCTGATGGTAAAAATCACGGTATGCTTATGGCTATCGACTTCTCTGGATCTATGTGGGATAAAATGGCTGGTACTATTGAGCAGTTGCTAGTCCAGATTGCCTTCTGTAAAAAAGTAAACATTCCTTTTGAAGTTTACTCTTTCACTAATGGTCGTTCTAGTAAAAAAATAGAGCATGCAATTGAGAATCAGAAGAAAGGTGACCTTCAGCTGGTTGATCAAGACTTGAATATTATGCGTCTTATCCACTCTGGTGCTGGTAAGAATGAATACAAGAAAGCATTTAACATGCTCTTGGTTATGATGTCTGGTTACACTTCTTGGAAAAACCGTCAACTGGGTGAACCGTTCTGTGATAGTTACAGCTTCCCTCGTGATTTGAGTCTTGGTGGTACACCTCTTGACTCTATGGCTCTGTTGTTAAGACCTATCGCGTTGGAGTTTCGTAAGAACTACGGTATTGATGTCTTGAATACTTTGTTCCTGACTGATGGCGGTAACACTGGTGCGCTCGGTATGGGTGAGGTTGACGAGTCTCGTGGATGGAAATGGAGAAAAACTGCTCGTGATGTTTATGCTCCAAATGGTGCAAAAGTTGCTATCCGTGAAAACGGTATGACGACTCTTGGTAATCCTTCTGGACATATGTGGCAGAAAAGATTCTCTGATCAGGTTTGTGAAGCTGTGATTGCTCACTATGACAGGACAACTGGTTCTAGGACTGTTAACTACTTCCTTGGTGAAAACAATAAACACCGTAACAAACAGATATGGCAGGATGTCAAAGGTTGGTCTTTTGAGAAAGATGCCGAGTTTGCTGATGAATGGAAAAAGAACTGGTTGGGTGATGGTTTCCTAGAGGTTAATGGTATGAATGGTTTTGCTAATGCATTCATCCTGAAATCTTCAGATCTTGGTAATGATGAAGAACTTGAAATCAACGGTGATGCAGAAAACAAAGGTGCACTGCTTCGTGGGTTCAAAAAGTTTCAGAAAAACAAGACTAATTCTAGGAAATTTTTAACCAAATTTATTGAAAAAATCGCTTGACTTTTGGAGTAAAATAAGCGAGAATAGAGTATTACTTAATGAGAGAGGTATATTATGAGTAAAGTAAATCGTGAGATCTTGATAAACGCTCTGAATGAGCAGAATCAAGAAACCTTTACGCGACCAGAAGTCGCTAAAATTGTCGAGGATCTCGGCATTTCCTATCCGCACTGGTTCTTTAGAGAGAACAAAATCGGTTACAATAAATACGCTGTTGATGTAGCAGGACTGAAAGTCGTGGCGAGTAATCCCACTCCCCAGTCTGCACCTGCTCCAGTCGAGGACGCTAAGATTGTGACCCAAGCAAAACTTGCGGTTCAAGTTGATAACCTAATTCCTGTGGTTGACCCAACGTATGTCGCGTTTGGTTTCCACAGAGACCTGACCAAGATTATCAAGTCTGGTCTATTTTATCCCACGTTTATTTCTGGTCTGTCTGGTAACGGTAAGACCACTATGGTTGAGCAGATCTGTGCTAAGACCAAACGTGAGGCAATCCGTGTCAATATCTCTGTTGAGACTGACGAGGATGATTTAATTGGTGGTAATACTCTGGTCGATGGTAACGTAGTTTACCGTGAAGGACCAGTGCTTACTGCTATGAAGCGTGGTGCGGTTCTAATTCTTGATGAGTTGGATCGTGGCTCTAATAAGCTGATGTGTCTTCAAGCTATCCTTGAAGGTAAACCATACTTCAACAAGAAGACTGGCGAGATGGTTGCTCCGTCTGCTGGGTTTAACGTCATTGCGACAGCTAACACTAAAGGTCGTGGGTCTGATGATGGTAAGTTTATCTCTGCCCAGATCCTTGATGAGGCATTCCTAGAAAGGTTTGCTATTACTGTTGAGCAACAGTTCCCTTCTGAAGCGCAAGAGAAAAAGATTGTGCTCGGTAAGATGAGTAAAGTTGGTAAAGTCGATGAAGACTTCGCTGAGAAACTTGTCCGTTGGGCTGATGTGATCAGAAAAACCTTCTCTGAAGGTGCTATTGATGACCTCGTTTCTACTCGTAGGATTGAACACATCGTGAATGCATACGCTATGTTCGATGATAGGGTAAAAGCTATCGAGTTATGTGTTAATCGTTTTGACGAAGATACTCGTGCTGCCTTTATTGACCTTTACACTAAGGTTGATGCTGGTGCTCTCGAGGATGATGAAACTGTTGTTGATCAGCCAAGCGAAGATGACTTGGCTGACGATGACTTTTAAGAGAAAGTGATTAATGAATGGCTTATCTACCAAACAAAGCTGCGGTCTATAAGTATAATTTGGAGAAACGAATGTCAAAAAGTATGGAAATAACACCACAAGAATATGGACTTGTTGACTACAAATATAATGAGGGCGATAACATCGCCCAACTTCAAGCGTATGTCGACGCCACTTATGGTGAACATTATTCCGTCAATAAGTTTCAAGCCACCGAGTTTATAATCGATGGTGGTCATGGCGAAGGATTTTGTATTGGAAACATTATGAAATATGCCCAACGCTATGGCAAGAAAGATGGATATAATCGCAAGGATCTAATGAAGGTCTTGCATTATGCCTTGATTGCACTTCATGTTCATGATATGGAACACGAAGATGGCTAAAGTTTTGGTCGCTATCCTGACCAATGGGAAACCTGAGAAGTTAGTTCGCTGTTTGCAGTCCGTGAACTCAAACTCCTCTCCTCACGAGCGGATTGTCGTTATTAATACTCAAGATAGCGACTATCTTTCTCAGGCGACCCAACTTTCTTTTGACCATGGATTCCCAGTAAAGGTTACAGAGTCCAATGGCACTCCAGGATTGGGCAAAAATTCTGTACTTAAAACATTCCTAGAGACTGATGCAGATTATCTTCTCCAGATCGATGGGGATGATTACATTTCAGATAATTGTGTTGCTCGATTACACGAGGAGATCAAGAACAATGAGTTTGATATTGCATGCCTTACAAATGGTTATGCTCTTACCTCTGGTGGTAATCAAATTCCTATATCACAGATTGAAAGTCTGCCAAAGATTTTACGACTCGGATCTAAGTGGGACAAAGAAGAACTTGATTTCTATTATAGATATAAAGAGTTTATTCGTTCGCAGACACTGAATGGTGAACCATTTAATCGATATCTCCTGATCAGTCGCAAAGCTGCAAAAGTTAAATTCAATGAGAGCCTTGACATTGCCGAGGATCTCTTACACTTCCTTCAGATTAAAAATATTATGAAGGTACACGAAGTCTCCTCTGATAAAGATGACTTCCTGTATATGTATGACTTTTCCGAAGATGGACAGGTTATGAATTCAATTAAAGATAAAAGTATGTTGAAAAATATACGAGCAATGATGCAAGAATATAATACAACAATATGAAAGTTTTAATTTTTGGACTTCCAGGATCTGGAAAAACATACTTAGCTGAACTTCTATCAGTTTATTTTGGTAACAAAGCTAAATGGTTTAATGCTGATAAAGTCAGAGATGAAGCAAACGATTGGGACTTTTCCGATGAAGGTCGGTTAAGACAATCCAAACGTATGTTAGATTTATGTGAAGAAGCAGAGTCTCATTATGATATCGTCATTGCAGATTTTATTGCACCATTCGAAGTAGCAAGAGAGCAATTCAGTGCTGACTATGAAATCTTTATGGATACAATAGAAGAAAGCAAATACAAAGACACGAATAAAATATTTGAAAAACCAGCAAATGCTGATTACATTGTTACTGATCAACGTGGTGATATTGATGCAAAAATTATTGCATACGATATAGGTCAAAAATTTTTATGGGATAATCAAGCACCAACAACACAAATGTTAGGAAGATTTCAACCATGGCATCATGGTCATCAAATTCTTTTTGAACGAGCATTAGACAAACACGGTCAAGTAAATGTTATGATTAGAGATATGCCACATGATAATATGAAAAACCCATATGTGGCTCCGCTTGTAAAAGAAAATTTGATACAACATTTACATAATTATGCTGGGCAAGTTAAGATAGATATCGTGCCAAACATAATGAATATTACATATGGTCGAGATGTTGGATATAAGATAGAGCAAGAACATCTTGGTGAAGAAATAGAGTCTATCTCAGCAACAGAAATAAGAAGGGCTGAGCATATTAGACAACAACAAGATCCGAGGCACAATCAAGAATGAATAGAGTCGCAATCACTGGTATAGGAATTGTTGATAATCTGGGAACAAATCCAAATGAATGTTTCCAGAATATGGTCACAGATGATTATGTTCATCCAGTCGATTATGAAACCGATATTGAATCCCTGAAGGGATTAAAATGTTTTAAGACACGTGAACCTGAATGGGTAGTTCCAGAAGGTATGCGTGTGCCAATGCATAATGCTTTGACAGTAGCATCTAAGAATGCTTTACACGTTATACAACAAGCAACTGAACATATGGGAAGAGTCGCGAAGGGTGTTGAGTACAATCGATCTACAAATGTGGCAGTTGTTTTCAGTTCCCTCGCAGCAAAACCGCAGACTGAAGCTGGACCATTTGTTGACAAGATGAGAGGTGGCAAACGTCTTTCTCCTCGAACTGCTGTCCAATATCTAAATGACTTCACTGCTGGATTGATCAGTCAGACTTTTGACTTTCGTGGTGCATGTGTCAGTATGGATGCTGCATGTGCAACTGGTTTATACTCTATTGATTACGCTATGCATCTGCTCAAGACTCATGACTATGTTGTTGTGGGCGGTACAGATACTCCAGCTGTTGACGATGATATGTATTTGTTCAATCAGTTAGGTGCACTGGGTACGAAGTCTAGCCCATTCGATAAAAATAGAGATGGGTTTATTATGGGTGAGGGTGCAGGATGTTTGATGTTAGAAAAGGAACACAACGCTATTGCTCGTGGAGCAGATATACTTGGATATATTCATTCAGTATCACATCACACAGACGGTCAATTAGGATCTCCTACGTCTCCTGATTTGAGTATGACTGGAGCCATAGCATCAATGAGAGAAGCTACCTCTGGTCTTGATAAAGATAGAATTGGTTTCGTAAATGCACACGGCACATCAACACCTATTGGTGACGATCTAGAATATGGAGCCATACAACAAGTCATTCCTGAAACTCCTGTGCTGAGTTTCAAATCTAAGATTGGTCATTCACTCGCATCAAGCGGTATCAATGAAACAATCTATTCATTGATGTGTCTACAAAATTCAGTAATACCGAAAAACTTTAATATAGATGATTGTGATTTAGAATTTGTCTATAAATACAGTCAGAAACTCAATAAAAATATGGCGGTAAAGAATTCATTTGCCTTTGGTGGTAAATCTTCTACACTGGTTTTGGAAGTATGATAACAGAATATATTGGTAAAAATACAGGATATTTGCACACGGTAGTTTATATCGCGTGTACTCTATTGACATTAGTTTATCTTCCTACATTATCACTTGTAGAGTTTTTACTTTGGTTGGTGGGTACAAATCTCCTAGTAGGATATTTGATATCAGGATTCCAACATAGATATTGTTCACATAAGTCGTGGCAACCAAGTCGATTTGTCGAGGCATTTAGCGTATTCCTCACAACATTCTTTTTACTCACTCCTTGTATGGGTTGGGCATCAGTCCACAGACTTCATCACAGATACACAGACACGGAGAAAGATCCACATGGAAACGTACATAGTATTTTCGATAATTTTATGGTATTCAATATTAGCCCTCCAGTAACATCAATCCCAAGATGGATGATCAGAGATAGACTATATGGTTTCCAAGCAAGATGGTATTGGGAGATCGGTTTGCTCTCTGGAGCATTGATGTTTTTACTTGGCTATGGTATGTTATGGGCATCAGTAATAGCAGTGGCATATGTATTTCAAGTCACACTAAATATTGTTGGACATCCTGATAGGAGTCCAGTGAACAATGCATTATTATCTATGTTATACAGTGGTGAATTATATCATAAAAACCATCACCAGAAACCATCGAACCCAAAGTTCGGATTGATAGATGCACCGTACCAATTTTTTATAAGGTTTCTAAATGTTCGTAAGGATAGATAGTAACCATATTGTTGATAATAAATTATTTGAGATGTGCAATAGTGCTCATCTAAGCAATGACCCAACGGCTGAGAATATAGAATCTTTAGACTGGTGGGATCGACCTGAAACATTATTACACCAGATCTTCAAACAGAAGGTCTATGATGAAGGTGGATATTTTGTTTACGAGGAAGATGAAAAATATCTGGGTGGATTAGGATGCTATCCATTTGAAGAGGATAAAAATATATTTGTTTGCCCTGTTAGATTATATGTCACTCCAGATCTAGGTTTGAAAAAAAGTATGAGAGTAATTCAACAACTGGTAGCACATGCAGTAAATTATGCAAAAGATAAACATCGTGCTATGATATTTTTCGTCAACGAACATAACAAATGGAGATTAAAAAGCGTAGAACATGCGGTCAATCCTAAGAAAAACCCATATGCTGTATTTCCAAATCTAGCTATGAAGCAGTATGATAAGACAGTAAAATATAAATTCACTGATCAGACTGCAGTATATTTAGATTACAGCGAATATGAAAGCGAGATTTTAAAATGTCTGAAAAAAATTACTATTTAGAATACACAATAACAAGAGATTCTTTAACAGAACCATTTGGTGCTCAAACTTCCGATCCATCAATCGCTAAAGGATGGGTAAAAAAAGCTGAAGAAATCTATCGTCAGACTGGTGCAGAGAAAACTTATCAAGCATCGCCTGATGGTTTGTCTTTAGTAATAACAGTAAAATTTAAAACTCCTGAGAGTCGAGATTCTATTATTAAAATGTATGAGGAAGAAACAGCAAAGCATAAAGATTTTGTAGATGACCACAATCATCTTAATATTGAATACAAATTATTTGAAACTGATGCTTGACATTTTGATAATGTTGATGTATTATAATGACAATATTTGAAAGAAAGAGGAAACTATATTATGAATATTTCTAAACCAACCCTTGAAGTCTTAAAAAACTTCGCAACTATTAACACGAACATCCTTGTTCGTGAAGGTAATACTCTTGCCACTATTTCTAATGGTAAGAACATATTCTCTCGAGCCACAGTGACCGAATCCTTTGATAAGGAATTCGCGATTTATGACCTCAACTCATTGTTGGGTTTGCTCACATTTACTGAGAATCCTGATCTGGATCTTGGCGACGAGAGTCTTAAAATCAACAGCGGTGGTGCAGAGTTCGAGTATTTCTATGCCGATCCTAGCATCATCGTTGCTGCTCCCGACAAGACTATTGAAGTCGATAACTTTTATGAGTTTGAGATGAGCAAAGATGAAGTTACGAATATTACTCGTGCTGCATCTGTGATCAGTGCACCTGTACTGAGTGTTGTCGGTAAAGATGGTAAGGTTACATTATCTGTTGGCGATCCGTCAACTCCTAGAAGTAATACTTTCCGTCAGGTGATTGGTGAGACTGACAAAGAATTTGATTGCAGACTCGCTGTCGAGAACTTCAAAGTGATTGCAGATACTTACAAAGTGGTATTGTCACAGAAGAAGTTTATGTTCCTCGAGAACAAATCAGGTTCAATGAAATACTGGTTGGCTCTCGAACCTAACTCAGTAATCTAGGAGTAGACATGCCTTTATTTCCACACCGCATTCCCAATGTGGTACATCATGTCCGAGTAAAAGACGAGGACGGCAATTTCCAGTGGACTCATCCGACTTCACATGAGATTGTAGGTCGTGGGAAGAATATTATCTTCTCACTTCCTGGAGCATTTACCCCAACTTGCTCTACTTATCAGCTTCCTGACTTTGAGAAACTCTTTCCAAAGTTTCAGGAACACGGTATTGAAAATATTTTTTGCCTATCAGTAAACGATACATTTGTCATGAACTGCTGGGCAAAAGATCAGAATCTGAAACACGTCAAAGTCATCCCTGATGGTTCTGGACAGTTTACAGGTTCAATGGGTATGGACGTTTACAAAGACAATATCGGTTTTGGTGTTCGTTCTTGGCGATATGCAATTATCGTAGAGAACTATGAAATCACAAAACAGTTTGTTGAACGTGGTTTCATGCATAATGCTGAAGACGATCCATACGGTGTTTCATCGCCACAAAACATTCTTGACTTTTTAGATGGTAAAGAGTATGATGCTGGTGGTGAACAATTACAACTGAATCTCTCCGACGGAGTGGGTTCAGAAGATAAAATCGGATAGGAGTATTATATGATAAAAGATGAATTTCTCTGGGTTGAAAAATACCGACCACAAAAACTAAGCGAGTGTGTCCTTCCCTCCTCTCTCTTGGATACATTCCAACAGTTCGTGGACGCAGGAGAAATTTCAAATCTATTATTATGTGGTACTGCTGGCACGGGAAAAACGACGGTTGCTCGTGCGTTGTGTAACGAATTAGGATGTGACTATATTATTATAAATGGCTCTGAGGAGTCTGGTATTGATGTCTTGAGAACTAAAATCAAAGACTTTGCCAGCACTGTTTCCTTTGAAGGAAAGCCGAAAGTAGTCATTCTTGACGAAGCAGATTATCTGAATCCCAATTCGACACAACCTGCTCTCCGTGCATTCATTGAAGAGTTTTCTTCAAACTGTCGGTTCATATTCACCTGTAATTTCCGCAACAGGATTATTGAACCACTGCATAGTCGAACTACGGTCATTGATTTCAAACTTGGTAAGTCTGACCGACAAAAGATGGCATCACGTTTTATGAAACGTATGACCACTATTCTAGATGGTGAAGGTGTAGGATATTCTGAAAAAGTCCTTGCTGAACTTCTGATGAAGCACTTCCCAGACTATAGACGTGTACTTAATGAATTGCAACGGTATAGTGTTTCTGGTAATATTGACGAGGGGATTTTATCTAATCTCTCCGAAGTCAATACCAAAGCACTTATTGATAGTCTGCGAGATAAAGACTGGAAGAAAATGCGACAGTGGGTCGCCAACAATGTTGATGCAGATCCTCAAGGCGTGTACCGTAAAATCTATGATACACTAATTGATAAAGTTGCACAAGTTCCCCAGTTGGTTTTACTTATCGCAGACTATCAATACAAGGCAGCTTTTGTTGCTGATCAGGAAATTAATCTTACAGCATGTCTAACGGAGATTATGGCAAATGTTGAATTTAGAGGTTGATATAAAAAATGCGACAGAGTCAACCGCTGAACTCGTCGCTGAAGCAGTATTAGAAAACTTAATTGTTGTAATAAGAAATCAAGACCTCACTCCAGAGGATGAAGTTCGATTCTGTAAAATGATAGGTGAAGTTGAAGACTATCATGCACTCGAACACGTTAAAGAATTTACAAAACCAATAGCAGTAAATCAAAATGTTCTCCGCGTAACAGGAGAAAAAGATGAAGAAGGCAGAGAAGGTTTATTTGGTCATGTATCAGAATTAGACTGGCATGCAAACCAAGTATCTCGCCACGACAGATATCCTCTTATATGGTTATATGCTGTCAAAGGTAGCGAAGGCTCTCAAACCAGTTGGTTAAATATGGCTAAAGTTTGGGAAGCATTAAGTGAAGAACAAAAAGAGATCGCAAAGACAAAACAGATCTGGTGTGGTTATGAAAAAGGTCGCGTAAGTGAAAGTGAATATTTCATAGACCACGTTGGTGAAAAACCACACAACATCTATCATAAGAATGTTGCAGGTGTTGAAGGTTTGTTCTTCCCATTTTTACAAATATTCAATGAGGAATGGGATCCATTTTTTGATGAGTTAAAAGAGATTGCACTCGATCCTTATTTTCAGTATCATCACTTCTGGAAAGATGGTGATATCGTGATCAGTGAACAATGGCTCTCATTACATAAACGCTGGGAGTTTGAGCATATGGATAAAAGATTACTGCATAGGATTGCATTTGATTATAGGAATGTAGTATGAGAAAATATATAATCTTACCATTTTTATCTTGGTTTATCTCTGTGATGTGGGCTGCAGTAACTGGTATGACTCTTAAACACAATAGCGTATTCTGGGAATTCTTAATTGTGTTTGGCGTATTGGGTGTTGCATATATACTCTCAGATCTTTACAAGTACTGGGTAAATAGTCTAGATAGATCTTTTATCTGGGACAAACAGAAAACAGTTAAATATACAGAAGGAGACAACACATGAATAGAGACAATGTTGGTCTAATCGCATTCTGGACAATATTCTTTGGAATTGTTTGTATTTCATTATGGAATGGCTAGTCTTATTATTGGTAGCGGTCATCTATGCTGCAGTATGGGCAGACAGTGAACGCACAAAGAAACACGAGTATGGCGATCGATCTAAGCATCGCCTTCACTCGCAAGACCATGAGGATCTACAACTGTGATGAAAGTTAATCTGATCAATGATTGGGTTGTTGAAATCAGTGATGTGTGGTTGCCAGATCTATCTCCTGCAGAATGTAGGATGATAGGTAAATTAGTTTTGACAAACCTTGTAGTGGTTGTCAAGAATCAAATGATGTCTCCTGAGGCACAAATAGATTTTTGTAATCATTTAGGTAAGGTCGAAAGATACTATTCATCACAGAGAAAGATTGAAATATCAAAAGACTTATCAGTCGGTGATGGCGTGGCTCGTATCACTGGTGCAAAAAATGAACGCGGTGCAAGAGGTATGTTCCCAGATAAGCACGAACTTATTTGGCATGCAGATGGTTGCGAGAAACCAAATCGAAACTCTATTGTTTGGTTACATGCAATTGAAGGTAGTATAGGAAGTAAGACAAGTTGGAACAACACCGCACTCGCTTACAGAGATATGCCAGAGGATATCAAAGCCAAAGTTCGTGAGATGAAAATTTACACAAAGACTCCTGAAAATTTCCCATTGTATATCAAAAGATCGAGAAAACCATTTGATGTATTCATGAAAAATGATGCAGGTGTCGAGGGATTATATTATCCTCATAACTTTGTTGATGAAATTATCGGTGAAGATATCCACGATTATTTGGTTGACTTTTTGTTTCAACCCAAGTATATTTACGACCATGAATGGACAGATGGTGATATTGTGATTAGTGAACAATGGCTCACAACACATATGAGACACTACTGTGAAACAATCGAAACTCGAGTGCTCAATCGTATTGGGCTCAAACACGACAAGGTGCTAAATGCTTGAAGGAATGGGAGACCCAGTTGTAAAGGTCGATGAAGAAGAATTTAAAGTAAAGAAGAAGGCAATCAGTCCTTTTGATTTTGTCAATGCAATCCATCATACTAAAGCTGATATGATTGTAGATGACTGGTCTGAAAAACAATACAATCCATATATCGTAAACAAAGCATTAAGTTATGGCGCAGATACAGTCATCGCTGCAAATGAGATGAACAGTAGACCACATATTGAAAAGAGACCACAGTTTGATTTTCTCAAAGCAGTTGTCCGTCCAAAGAAAAGATTTAACAAGTGGTTGAAGCCAGTAAAAGAAGAAGATCTAGAAGTTGTGAAAGAATGGTATGGCTACAATAATACTCTTGCAGCATCTGCTCTCAGGATATTGACTCCTGATCAGCTTGAAATAATTAAGAAGAAATTAGAAAGGGGTGGTTGATAACCAACCATTGCTCTGGAATCTTTTTAGAGTATCTTGATATTTTCCAAGAAACATAATTTGTACTGATACACTTTTACCATTATAGTGTTCGTTGGTTTGTTCAAAAAAATCACCAGCACTATGCAATTTTGACATATTAATCAGACAAGGAGATCTTAAGACTTTATAATCTACTTGATACGCAATATCATTTCTATCATAGCTGTTGTGAAAGTTTGTTGGTCTATAAAATGCATAGTCAGGATATATGGGTAAGTTTAAATTAGATTGTGGTCCAATTTTTGGATCGTGATGTATTGGCAATTGACCTTTATCATTATATGATATCATCAATCTCCAACCACTACCACCATATCGTTTAGCAATATTCCATATGATGTTTGAGTTTGATTCGCCGAAAAGTTTAGTTACAATTGGTTCATTAATCCCAAGAAAGTCTGGATTACTTTTTCCAACCCATTTTGGAATATTATTTTTTGTATATTCTCCATTATCTTTTGGTAAATTGTTTTTTTCTCTCCAGTTGTCAATTACTTTCTGAATGTTGTGTAGAGATGTATAATCAGATTTTTGTTCTATAACATCTTTTTGATTACTTTCAGACATAACTGTACGTGCTAATTCATTTAATTGCCTTCTTTCTTCGGGAGAAATTAAATCTTTACACGGATAGTAGTGTTGATGCTTTGCTGACATACTGATATTTATAAATAAATCCAGAATAGTCCAAAAACAATACTAAAAAGGATTTATAATGAGTGAAGATTTCTTCCAGATAGATTACTCTGGATATGCTCCGCTTGAAATCGAACTAAACAATGCAGATGACTTTCTTAAAATTAGAGAAACCTTATCGCGTATTGGCGTAGCATCCAGAAAAGAAAAAGTTTTATACCAGTCTTGTCACATATTGCACAAGAAGGGTAGATATTTCATCACACACTTCAAAGAGTTATTTGCGCTTGATGGCAAGGCAGCTGACTTTGGTGAAGGTGATATAGAGAGACGTAATACGATCGCTAAATTACTTTCAGATTGGGGACTGATGAAAATAGTTTCTGAGGAGAAGCATGCAAATCAAGCACCTTTATCTCAGATTAAAGTTCTCTCGTTCAAAGAAAAGGGCGATTGGGAACTGATAACGAAATATAATATCGGCAAAAAATAACAAAAAATACTTGAAATTTTTTGATTAGTTCTTATATATAGAGTGTACGCCGAAAAAGGGTACACATTTTACTAACTCGCTTAATTAAGGAGGAAACAATATGGTAGTTCGTAAATTTAAAGCAACAGACCTGCATGATCTTGCAAGTCAAATCTCACCGTTCACAATAGGGTTTGATCGAGTATTCGATAATCTAAACTCTGTCGCTGAACTTTCTAATAATTACCCACCTTACAACATCGTGGATGTCGGTGAAGGCAAGTACGTCATTGAATTTGCTGCAGCTGGTTTCAAGGAAGATGAACTGACGGTAACGCAAGTTCCTGAAGGAAACAAACTTGTTGTGCAAGGTGTGCAGAGTAAAGAAGATGAGCGCAAGTATGTCCATCAGGGAATTGCAGCCAGAAACTTTACTAAGACTTTTGCATTGAACCAAGATGTTCAGGTAACTGGAGCAGCACTCGTAGATGGTGTGTTGAATATCCAGCTTGAACATATTGTTCCAGATGAAAGAAAGCCAAAAGAAATTAAAATTGGCAAAACCTTTCTGCAAGAGTAGATAAATAATCGGGAGGGCAATAAAGCCCTCCCAACTTTATAGGAATATATTATGGCAGACAAAGTCGCACCCAAACAAGTCCAAATCTTAAAATTATCTTCAGGCGAAGAAATAATCGGTCAAGTTACCGACCTCGTTGTTGAAGAAAGACAAATCATCGTTATGGAAAAACCTGCTGTTATTGTTTTACAACCAACAGAAAATGGCGGTAAATTCAGTATTGGTCTTGCACCATATGCACCATACGCAGTAGATAATACAATTCATCTTATGCCTAACCATGTGATTGGTGTCATGCAACCGACTCAGCAACTCCTCGATGAATACAATACTCACTACGGATCGAGTCTGATCACACCAAAGAAAAAAGAAATAATCACATAATCGTCCTTGACATTTTTGTCTAAATGAGGCATAATGGACTCATGTCTGAATTCTATACATATTGCTGGCAGTATGGCAAAAACGTACTGACCAGAGGGTATCGCGATGGTAAACCCTTTACTGAACGAGACCCAAAATTCAAACCGAAACTGTATGTCCGCTCAAACGAAGAATCAGATATCAAAGGTTTGTATGGTGAGCAGTTAAAAGAAATCGAGTTTGGCGACGCTGCCGACTGTCGAGAGTTTCTAGAAAAGTATAAAGGGATTGAGAATTATCCCATATACGGTCAAACAGATCTCACCTATCAGTATCTCTCTGAAAAATATCCAGACGATATTCCTTTTGATATGTCTGTGATGAACATACAATCTCTTGATATTGAAACCACTATTGAAAATGGTTTCCCAGATCCAGATAATCCCACTGAAAAGATTACACTGATCACAGTTGTAAATAATAACACCAAAGAAATATTGACATGGGGTGAAGGTGACTGGACTCCTGAGAGTCCTGAGATTGATGGCTTAAATGTCACATATACTTCTTGTCAAGATGAAAAAGAACTATTGTCCAAGTTTGGTGACTGGTGGGTAAAAAATACTCCTGATATTGTCACTGGTTGGAACATCGAGTTTTTCGATATTCCCTATCTGATGAATCGTTTTGCAAGAGTATTTGGTAAGAACGATGAATTCAAAGAAAACAAAGTAAGAAACTCATTCAGCCCATTCGATATGACTCGTAAGAAAGTTGTAACGATGATGGGTAAAGCACATACTCTATATGAAATCAAGGGTGTGGCTCAACTCGATTATCTCGACCTCTACAAAAAATTTACATACACAGTTAGAGAATCTTACAAACTAGATTACATTGCTGAGGTTGAACTTGGTTACAAAAAACTAGAAAACAATCACGAAACATTCAAAGAGTTTTATGAAAAAGACTGGAACAGATTTGTAGATTATAATATCATCGATAGTAAATTGGTTGATGACCTTGAAGACAAGATGAAACTTATCGAGTTGATTGCCACTATGGCATACGATGCAAAGTGTAATCTAACTGACATATATTCTTCAGTTCGTACTTGGGATTGTCTTTTGTATAATCACCTGCTAAAGAAAAACATTATGATACCACAGAAGCGTGAGAACGAAGGTCGTATTATTGAAGGTGCATATGTTCAGCAACCAGAGATTGGTGATTACAATTGGGTGTTGAGTTTCGATGCGACTTCTCTGTATCCTTCAATTATTATGCAGTACAATATGTCTCCTGAGACTTTGATGGCTGAACAACCGATTGATACATCAGTTGATCAGTTGTTGGACAGGAAAACAAAAATTGATACTGACCTTGCCGTCGCTGCAAATGGTGTAAAATTTTCTCGTGACAAACAGGGTGTGTTCCCAGAGATTACACAAAAGTTTTTTGATGACCGACAAAAATACAAAAAGCTGATGAAAGAAGCTGAACGCGAGTATGAAAAGACAAAAGATCCTAAACTCAAAGCAAAGATTGCAAAGTATAATAACTTCCAGATGGCTAGAAAAATTCAGCTAAACAGTCTTTATGGTGCACTCGCTAATCAGTATTTCAGATATTATGATGACAGGATTGGTGAAGGTATTACATTGACTGGTCAGTTTATTATCAGAGAAGCAGCGAAAGCACTGGATGAATATCTAAACAAAGTTTGTAATACTGAAGGTGAGGTATATTCTTTCTATTCAGATACAGATTCTTGTTATATAACTCTTGACAATTTGGTCAAAAAGTATTATAATGACCAGAGTAAAGAGAAGATTGTAAATCTTCTCGATAAAATTGGTGAAGAAAAAATCGAACCTGCAATCGCAAAAGCGATGAGTGGTTTGGCAAAGTATACAAATGCCTTTGATGAAAAGATTTTCTTCAAGCGTGAAGCGATTGCGGATCGAGGTATTTGGGTTGCCAAGAAGCGATATGCTCTCAACGTCTGGGACAACGAGGGTGTTCGTTATGAAGAACCAAAACTAAAAGTTATGGGTCTTGAGATTGTAAGGTCATCGACTCCTGCTCCAGTTAGAGATAGTTTGAAAGAAGCAGTAAGAATTTGTTTATTGGAAGATGAAAAAGCGTTGCAAGATTTTGTCAATAAAACCAAAGAAGATTTTTGTCGTAGACCAGTACAAGAGATTGCTTTTCCTAGAGGTTGTAACAATCTTGAAAAGTATGCTTCTTCTTCTGACATTTATCAGAAGGGTACACCAATTCAGGTAAGAGGTGCATTGTTGTATAATAATGAATTGAAGAAACACAGACTCGGTATGAAATATCCTAAGATACAAGAGGGTGATAAAATCAAGTTTGTGTACCTTAAAGAACCTAATACACTTGGTGAGAATACGATTGCATTCTCTACTAAGATTCCGCGTGAATTCGATCTCGATCGATTTATTGATTATGAATTGATGTTTGAGAAAGCATTTATTGAACCGCTAAATACTGTGGCAGATACTATTGGTTGGAAATCAAAACCAGTTGCATCGCTAGAAGATTTATTTGCATAATATGAAAGAGGTAATATAATTATGAGTTTAATTGAAAAACTAAAAAAGAATTCGACTATCAAAGAGTCGAATATTCTTTCCAAATCTAAGTTCTTCAATACAAAGGATCTGATACAAACATCAGTTCCTGCATTGAATGTAGCACTTAGTGGTCGCCTTGATGGTGGTCTCACTCCAGGATTGACAGTGTTCGCTGGACCAAGTAAACACTTCAAGACTGCATTTGCGATGCTTATGATCAAAGCATATCTGGGTAAGTATGACGATGCCGTTGTATTGTTTTACGATTCAGAGTTTGGTGCACCGCAAGGGTATTTTGATTCTTTCGGTATTGATACTGATAGAGTTGTGCATACTCCAATAACTGATATTGAGCAGTTGAAACACGATGTAATGTCTCAGCTGAATGGTATTGAAAGAGGTGATCGAGTAATTGTTGTGGTAGATTCTGTCGGTAACTTAGCATCTAAAAAAGAAGTTGAGGATGCACTCGATGGTAAATCAGTCGCGGATATGACGAGAGCAAAACAAATGAAGTCATTGTTCCGTATGATTACACCACATCTTACAATCAAAGATATTCCTGCCATTGTGGTAAATCATACTTACAAAGAGATTGGTATGTTCCCGAAAGATATCGTTTCTGGTGGTACTGGTATCTATTACTCTGCTGATAATATTTTCATCATTGGTAGACAACAAGAAAAAGATGGTAAGGATGTAACTGGTTATAATTTTATAATCAATGTCGAGAAGTCAAGATTTGTACGCGAAAAATCTAGGATTCCAATTGAAGTATCATTTGAAGGTGGTATCAGTAAATGGTCTGGTCTGCTTGATATGGCTATGGAGTCTGGTCACGTGGTCAAACCTAAAGTCGGATGGTATATGAAGTCTAATGATAAAGAAGGTAAGAATTACAGAGCCAAAGATACTTACAACAAAGAGTTTTGGCTTCCTATCCTAGCAGATAAAACATTCACTGATTGGATTGAGAAAAGATATTTGATTTCTGGTAGTGAAATTATGCAAGATGAAATATCAGAAGATGATATCGCCGAAGCGTATGACACAAGTGATGGCTGAATTTCTCTTGACTTGTGACAGGTGTTCGGTTAAAATATACGATAATGATACCGCACTTGTTTTCCAAACTCCAGATGGCGAGGTTGGATTGTGTGAGAAATGTGTTGAAGAAGTAAGAAGAGAATTTATTGATGAGAATAGAGACCCAAATTTTATCGAGTCTAGTGACTAATGAAGAGTATGTCCGCAAAGTCATACCCTTCCTGAAAACTGATTACTTTACAGATTCTAGCGATCGTATTGTATTCGATAAAATTCATGCATATGTAAGTAAGTACAACAATCCACCAACTAAGGGTGCATTGTTGATTGCTCTACAAGACGACAGAAAAATTGGTGAAGATTTATATGTTCAATGTGAAACTCTGATCAATAGTTTGAATCCAGTCGAAGCAAATCAAACTTGGTTGATAGATGAAACCGAAAAGTTTTGTAAAGACAAAGCAGTCTATAATGCTATCATGGACAGTATTCAAATCATCGATGGCTCGGACAAAGCAAGATCCAAAGATGCATTGCCAAGTCTGCTTTCAGATGCACTCGCTGTTGGGTTTGATACTAATGTTGGTCACGATTATATTGAAAATGCCGATGACCGTTTTGATTTCTACAATCGAGTCGAGGAAAAGATTCCTTTTGATCTCGAGTTTTTCAACAAGATTACCGATGGTGGTTTACCAAACAAAACTTTGAACATTGCCCTTGCTGGTACTGGTGTTGGTAAATCATTGTTCATGTGTCATATGAGTGCAGCTGCTTTGTCACAGGGTAAAAATGTTTTGTATATCACTCTTGAAATGGCTGAAGAACGTATCGCTGAAAGGATCGATGCGAATCTGATGAATGTGCCTATCCAAGATCTGAAAGATCTTCCCAAGAAAATGTTTGATGACCGTGTAACGAAAATTAAAAACAAGATAGATGGTAAACTTATCATCAAAGAATATCCCACTGCCTCTGCTCATGCTGGTCATTTCAAAGCATTATTACAAGAACTAAAACTTAAAAGATCTTTCAGTCCTGATATTATCTTTATTGATTATCTAAACATCTGCACATCACAAAGATTCCGTGCAGGTTCGAGTGCAAACTCTTATACTATCATCAAAAGTATTGCTGAAGAACTTCGTGGTCTCGCAGTTGAACAAGATCTTCCAATTGTATCAGCTACTCAAACAACAAGGTCTGGTTATGGTAGCAGTGATGTTGACCTTACAGATACTTCCGAGTCGTTTGGTCTGCCAGCAACTGCTGACTTAATGTTTGCTCTGATCAGTACTGAAGAACTCGAAGCACAACAGCAGATGATGGTCAAACAATTGAAAAACAGATATTCAGATCCCACATCAAACAAAAGATTTATGGTCGGTGTTGACAGATCTAAGATGCGTTTGTTTGATTTGGCAGATTCGGTACAAAAACAAATTACAGACAGTGGACAGGACGATGGTCCAGTTTTCGATAATTCATCATTCGGAACTAAGTTTGCTGGTAAGTTCGAGGAATTTAAACTATAAATAACATATAATATATGAAAGAAACAATAATGACTGCCCTAGTCGGAATTTTAGGGCTAATTGGGATTCTGGGTTTCGCTTATGGCGAGGCAGAATATAAAGGATATGGTGATGTGCATGGTTGCTGGGGTGAATGTTACGAAGAATATGTTCGTATAAATGGTACATTCACAGAGCAACTCGAAGCTAAAAGGATTGCAATGCAATCAGAAACACCTGCTGATAGAGGTGCAAAGGTATATATTAATTGCGCTGCATGTCACGGAGTAAACGGTGAAGGTGGTATTGGTCCAGCTTTAATCGGAAGCACTTCAATCGTCAAGATGCTGACTCAGTATAAAAATGGCGAAACAAGAGGTGCACAATCAGCACTTATGTGGGGACAAGCTGCAAGTCTCTCACAACAAGATATGGAAGATTTGCAGGCATATATATCTGGGTTGTAAATATGAAATATAATCCAGAAACAAATAGATACGAAGAAGATTTATCTCATGCCAGTAACTGTATAACACATCAAGAAATAGCTAGAGTGTTACATGCAGATGGTAGTGAATATAAAATGGGTACACCTGTATATGGTACATACGAAGAAATAGAAGCATGGTGTGAAAAGAATGATATGTGGGTTGATAAATATCTAGACCACTTGAACCCATCTACTATTTACAATGTAGGAGAATGGGTAGGCACAGGAATACGAAATCCTTTTTCTGTTAGTGTACCATATGATTACAGAGAAAACAGAGCAATGGGTACATTTAATACTCGTGGCGTAAATTTGGAGAAATGGTAAAATGAAAGCATTACAATTTATTAAAGACAGATTAACCGAGAGAACATCTTGGGATGGTATAGTCTTAATCATTGCAGGAATCGCATTCCTAGTCTTAAAACCTATCGCAAATCTTATGGCATTGTTTGCTATCGGATATGGCGCATGGACAATTTATAAGAAAGAAGACTAATGATCAGAGTCTATGCATTTTTGGCTATCTTCGGAGTTGTCGGTGCAATCCTATTTGGTGCGTACTGGGAATATAAAGATATGCAAAACAGAATTGACACATTGAGAGAAAACAATGCGAAGTTAGAACAAGTTTCTAAAGCAAACGCTGAAGCACTCTCAAAGGCAACTGCCTTCGCTGCCGAAATGGAACAGCAAAACTTACAATTAACAGAAAGTCTACAGGAAGCAGAGAAATATAAAGACGAGTTGTTGAATAAATTTCAACGACACGATCTATCATTATTGTCTTTGAAAAAACCTGGATTAATAGAACGGAGAGTAAACAATGCAACTAAGAAAGTATTCGATGATATCGAGCGTCTTACTGCTATCGATTCTGATTAGTGGTTGTGCTTTACTGAGATCCCCTGAAGATCGTGTAGTGGTACAAAGTGAATTTATCGAAAAGAAGATCCCACTACAAGCTAATCCAAAACCTGTAACTCTTGGTGATGCAAAATATTATGTAGTTACTGAAGAAAACTGGGATGAGTTTATTGAAACCTACAAAAAAGAGAACGGAGAGCCATGGGTGTTCTATGCGATGTCTGTTCGTGGGTATGAAACAATGGCTCTAAATGTTGCTGAAGTCGCAAGATATTTACAGCAACAAAAACAAATAATCATTTACTATGAGAACGCTATCACTGGAGACAATAAGGTCGCACCAGTGTTCGGTGAAGAGGAAAAAAAAGAGGAGAAAAAATAAATGGTAGATATGATTATCACACAAGCACTTAATTTTTGGCAGTTTACTGTTGTCGGTATTCTGATCATAATTGGGTTCGTAGTAAATATGTTTGGCGTAGACCAAGAAGAACCACTGGTAAATCTCTCATATAAAGAGATGCCAGATATGAAACCTATCACTATTCCAACTGCTGGAAAAGGATTTTGGGGAGCAATCTGGATGTGGATTACTGGCGTCAGAACTTGGGAAATTTCTAAAGATTGGCACTTCTCAGTCAATGGCGAAAACTATGTCATTCCTAAAGGTTTTGTATTTGATGGTGCATCTGTACCGAAGTTTCTAGCATCATGGCTCTCACCAGTAGGTGTATTGCTTGTTGGTGGATTGGTACACGATTATGCTTACAAATACACTGTACTCTTGAAAAAGGGTAAGAAGTCTACTTCTGCTCCAATGACTCAAAACGAGGCTGATCAATTGTTCCGTGATATCAATATTGAACAAAACGGATTTCATCTATTGAACAATCTTGCATATTGGGCGTTGGTACTTGCTGGATTTATGGCATGGAACAAGCACAGAAAAGCTAACTGCCAAGCTATCGAAAAGTAGTTTCGCTATAAATATCTCCAGAGGAGATTAACATGAGTGAAACATCACACCATCCAGCCGATACTAATGGCGATGGCAAAGTAAGTAAAGAAGAAGAACAAATGTTCCTTGAGTTTAAGCGTAAGCAACTCGAGGATGAAGATGCAATGAGAGATGCCCAGCGTAAGATGGCATGGTACTCTCTCGCAGGAATGCTTTTATATCCTGCAGCTGTGGTTGCAGCCAATCTGATCGGTCTTGATCAGGCTGCAAAGATCCTCGGTGACATGGCATCGGTATATTTTGTTTCTGTTGCTGCAATCGTTGCAGCTTTCTTTGGTTCACAAGCCATAAAAAAGTAGCAAATTAGACAAAAAAACGCTTGACATTTTACGCATTATGAGGCATAATGTGTATATAACTTGTTAAGAGAGGATTTGTTATGTTAGATTATGAAGCTATTTTTAATACTGATTTTGTAATGAAAGCTATGGATTTAGAAACCATGGAACTTGTGGATAAGGTTGTTAAAGTAACAAACATCCTCGATGGTCCAGGAATGGACAAGCGTGATTATTGTACGGTTAAAGGTCTACAAGACTGGGAAATCGACATGCCCTTCGAAGATTTCTTAAAGAATGCGAAGGTGGCTGCATAATGGATGCACTACTTGACCACATAGACCGCCTTAACGAAGGTCGCGTCTTCAAAATACCATCAACTGCTTCTTATTGGCGACACAAAGGTGTCGAAACTATTGATCAGTTTGCTCGGCATAATCTTGAAAAAGAGTTTGCTGAGGCATGGTTAGGATGCTACGGTGTCCAACATAACGGTTCTGTAAAACATTTCACCAGTCCTGAACTGGTCGTAATGATTGATGAACTTAATGAGCAACGCCTATTTGACGAGGAATTGTAATATGGCTCAAGAAGGTCTTGATGAGATCTTTATGGTTAAGCTGACACGTGATGTGTCAAATTTTCCATCCGATGGAGATATTGATTATCTCCGCAATAAATACAGCATTGAACGTGGCAAAGTAATTGCTGTCTTCAATACTGACGGAGAGTGGGTAAGCACCCACAACGCTTAGATTTTATGCATCTGTGGCGCAACTGGATAGCGCATCAGACTTCTAATCTGAGGGTTGTAGGTTCGAGTCCTACCAGATGCGCCAATAACTGAGATATATATTGTATGCCGATTTATGACTTTCTAAATACCAAAACTGATCAGTACGAGGAACATCTCGTATCAATAAGCGAATACGATCAGTTTGCGAAAGATAATCCGCATTTACAACGAGCATATCTCAAAGCACCGAACCTAAATAAAGGTGGTGTCGGTGATAGAACAAAAGCACCAGATGGTTTCAAAGAGGTTCTCTCTAAGATATCTGATGCTAATCCGAATTCTAACCTTGCCTCTGATTATGGTAAAAAAGACCACAAATCAGTAGCAGTAAGAAACGCTGTTCAAAAGGTTACAAAAAAACTTGGGGATAAAATCACCAAGTCAGAATGATTGGGTTAGACGCCATAAATAGTCTCGCGTGGATCAACGGTAAGTCCACATTAATTTGTTATGGAGTAAAATATGCAAATAAGAGCGAAATCAAGTCCTCTAGTAAAAGCACTCGCTAAAAAACTAGAAGGTGATATTGCTGTTGCTCAAGCGAACATTGACGTTTACTTAGAGCAATCAGTTGGTATCGGTGAACATCCCGATGTCGTACAAGCCATAGAAACTCAAATCGAGGTCTTGGCTGCTGCAGATGAAAAGCTGCAAATCCTGAAGAAATATTATGGAGTTTAAGGAATCATGGACGATCCTACTGAATAAGTGCTGGCATGGCTCAACGGTAGAGCAACTGATTTGTAATCAGTAGGTTGGGAGTTCGATTCTCTCTGCCAGCACCACTTTATTAAAACGGAGATATAATGCCTGTAAAATATAAAAAAGATGAGATCCTAGTAAAAAGAAATGCTGACGGATCTCAAACAAAAACGATAAAAAGATATTATATGCAGAATGAAACAACTGAGTTTCTAATTGATCTTCTCAATGGAGAAAAAACGAGACCAAAACTGAAGCATAAAATTAGAAACTTTTTATCTCATGCTAGAGGCATCAAGCTAGTACGAAAAGATAAAGATGGCGTTTCATAGTAAGGATCCTGATCAGTGCAAATGGATATTAGAAACATTTGGCACAAAAGAGAAGGAAGAACTTTATAAAGATAACCGAACCATGCAGGAATGGTTACAATACTGTCGCGATATACTCGCTGCAAGGAGATTGGATTACTAATGATGACACCACAAGAAAGAATGCATAGATACGATCATCTGATCAAAAATGCGATGGCAGCACATGACCGAGCAAAATCGGAATGGGCTAAAAAATATTGGTTGGGAGTTGCAAAACAACTCGCTGAAAACTTCAAACGTAAAGAACCACAAATGGTTCATTGATTATAAATAGGGAATAACAATGGCAGAACTTGAAGGACAAGTTAATGTAGTTTATGAAGAGATGTTGTCTGAACTGATAACAAATCTTTATAAGGATCGATTAAAAGCACTCGCACAAGGAAAGGTTATAGCGACCAAGTACAATGAAGTGTTACAATTGAACACAAAACTTAACGAACAGTTAATTCTTGCCCAGACCGAGTTGAGCCATAAAATAAAAGAACTTGAGAAGTTAAAGAAGAGACAACCAAAAAATGCAAAGTCTAAGGACATTTCTAAATGAGGATGCTGACGGTAAAAATCTGCATCTAGAACATATTGAGGATGAGATCCTCAATTTCGGTATTGGTGGTGCACGTGGATCCATCAATTTTTTAAGATCCCTTAGAGATATGTTGGCTGGTAACTCTCGCTCGTCAATCAATATGACGGTAAAGTGGGATGGTGCACCAGCCATTTTTGCAGGCATCGACCCATCTGACAACAAGTTCTTTGTTGCCAAGAAATCGGTGTTTAACAAAACACCTTTACTTTACAAATCACAATCTGATATCAATAATGATACCAGACTCCCCCAATCATTAAAACCAAAATTTAGTATTGCTCTGCGTGAGTTTTCAAAGCTGGGCATTACAAACGTCCTCCAAGGTGATTTGATGTTCACATCATCTGACCTAGAGTCTGATATGATTGACGGTCAAAGGCACACGACTTTCCAACCTAATACAATCGTCTACGCAGTTCCACAAGGAACGCCACTGGACGCCACCATTAAACAAGCAAAGATCGGTGTGGTTTGGCATACAACATATTCTGGAAAATCTCTTCCTGAAATGAGAGCATCGTTTGGTGCAAACATTAGCAATCTTCGTAAGAATCGTAACGTCTGGATGGATGATGCGACATATAAAGATGTATCAGGAAAAGCTACTTTCACTCAAACGGAAACTGCTGCAGTGACAACTGTATTATCAGGAGTCGGCAGAACATTCAGAACAATAAATTCATATAAGTTAAATGCATTTCTAAACTTTCAAGCTGGGTTTACTGGCAAGATGGTTGGTGCAAGTGTGAAGACTTATATCAATTCGCTTGTGAGGAGTCAAACACAACTCAAAGCATCACATGCATCTGGATATAAAAAGTGGGTTTCTGACAAATACGATACAGAGATTGCAAAACTCAAGACTGAAAAGTCTCAGAACGCACTCACCGAAAAGAAAAAGAGCGCAATACAATTGTGTGATGATTTCAAAGATTTACTCGGAAACGTATTTGAGTTTATGGCAGGTATTGCCAAAGCAAAAGCATTGATTGTAAAGAAATTAAACACTGTCAAAAGTATTGGCACATTTATTAGAACAAGTAACGGTTTCAAAGCAACTACACCTGAAGGATATGTTGCTATCGATCGTGTGGGTGGCAACGCTGTCAAACTCGTAGATCGTATGGAATTCAGTTTCAATAACTTCACAGCAATTAAGGCATGGGATAGATGAGCAAGACATTAGTATTCGCATTTGGTAGGATGAATCCACCAACCGTTGGTCACGGTAAACTGATCACAAAAGTAAAACGTCTTGCTAATACAAGTCGTGCAGACCATTTAATTATAGCCAGTCATTCAGAGGACAAGAACAAAAACCCACTTCCACCAAGAGATAAATTAACACACCTTAAAGGTATGTTCCCCAATACAAAGTTTAAATTATCAGATCGTACAAATCCTAATTTTATTTCTCAGTTGAAACTATTAACAGGTAAATATGACCACATTATTATGGTCGCTGGATCTGATAGAGTACCAGATTTTCAAAGGTTGTTAGACAAATACAACGGAAAAGATTTCACATTTAAATCAGTAAAAGCAGTATCTGCAGGTGAGAGAGATCCAGATGCAGATGGTGTTACTGGTATGAGTGCGAGTAAAATGAGATTGGCAGCAAAAAATAACAAATTTGATGAATTCAGTCGCGGTCTGCCAACCACCTATTCGGCTACGAATAAGAAAAAATTATTCAAACAAGTCCGTAAAGGTATGCAACTGAAGGAAACATATATATCATTTTCACAATATTTAAGGGATTAATTATGAAATTATCAAAAAACTTTACACTCAAGGAGTTTACAAGGTCACAGACTGCTACTCGCTTGGGTCTTGACAACACTCCTAATGAAGAGCATCTTGAAAATGCAAAAGCATTATTTGAGAATGTTGTGCAAAAAATTAGAGACGAACACGGTGTAACCAGAATTAACTCTGGATATCGTGGTCCAGAATTAAATAAAGCAGTCGGTGGTTCACCAAACTCTCAACACTGTCACGGAGAAGCTGCAGATCTAGAATGTGATGGCATTGACAACCTAGAGTTAGCAAAGTGGATTCGTGATAACTTAAAGTTTGATCAGTTGATTTTAGAATTCTACACTCCTGGAGACCCATCATCAGGATGGATACACATTACGTGGAAGCGTGATATATCCCAAAACCGCAATAAAACTCTTACTGCATCTAGAGTAGATGGCAAAACACAATACAGTCTTGGATTGCCAGATGATAGTGGTTCCACTGGTCCATATGATTTCTAAGGAACAGATTCATGGATCGGATTACTCGTAGATTATTCAATAGATTAAATAGATTACATAAAAGACAGACTCCTCTAACCTCTGAAGAACGTCAAAATCTTATAAATAGTGAAGGATTATACAAATTAATTACCAACCATAATAAAAGAGTGGATGGTATTGTAAATGAACTTATTGCGAGGAAATAGTGGATCTCGAAACCATACTTGAAGGAATAAACGATCCTGCTATTTTTAAGGCAGTGTTTCTTGCTGGTGGTCCAGGAAGTGGCAAGTCCTTCGTAGTAGGTAGGACAGCATTACAGGCACAGGGTTTGAAACTAATTAACTCTGATGACCATTTTGAAAGGTTGCTGTCAAGAGAAGCGATGAAGACAGATCCTTCATCAATATTTTCGCCACGTGGTCAACAGATTAGACAACAGGCGAAATACCTTACCAATCTCCAAATGAGAATGGCAATCAATGGTAGATTGGGTCTCGTGATTGACGGAACTGGTAAGGATATAGGTAAAATTAGAAACCAGAAGCAAATGCTCGAAACAATGGGCTATGAAACTTCTCTGGTTTTTGTAAATACCGATCTGGAAACTGCCATGTCTAGGAATAATAATAGACCGAGACAACTTCCAGATGACCAAGTAAAGAAAATGTGGAACGAGGTTCAAAATAATCTCGGCAGTTTTCAAAGAATGTTTGGTCAAAATATGATTATTGTTGATAATAGCGATGGCATCAACACTGATCAAGTTTTATTACAGGCATATAGAGATGTCCAAAGATTTGTTAAAGCACCATTGAGAAGCAGAAAAGCATTACAATGGATTAAGCAACAAAAGGCTGCAAGAATGAATGAAGACATAAAAAAGATGGATATGGGTGATGTTATCAAAGACTTTCAAAAGTCTGATGCACCTCAATTCAAAGGTAAGAGCAAGAAAAAGAAACGCGAAATGGCGATTGCAGCAAAGTTAAGTGCTATGGATGAAGCACCAAAAGTGCCACAAGACAGCGATATAGCAAAAAGAAAAGGTTCACAACCTGCAAAATATCATGCAGGTTTAAGCAAATCAACAAAACAAAAAAGAGACGCGCAATTCAAAAAGCAGGCAAAAATGTCTGACAGTAACCCAGCTGCATACAAACCAGCAGCAGGTGACAAGAATGCGAAGACGAAGCCATCGAAGTACACCAAATATGTCCAGAAAATGATGGACGAGGAGAAGTTCGAGCCTCACATGATGTACCACCCAGAGACTGGTAAGGGTATAATGGCACAAAGGCATTCTGATCACATGCGTATGTCTCAGCTGGGTTACACTCTGGATGAAAAATGTTGGGATAGCCACAAACAAGTTGGCATGAAGAAAAAAGGGAACAAGATGGTTCCTAATTGTGTGCCTAAAAATGAAGGCAATGAGGATGTGTTAATCGATCCTAAAAAATATAAGAAAAAAGACCCAATGGCTCTACCACAAATTGGTAAACTTCGCAACGTAAAGAAAAGAGTTTCAAAGCAACGTGTAAAAGACACGAAAGTATTCGACAAAATTAAGATTGACGAATCAGAATATATGGTAGAAGTATCTATGTCTGATGTAATTAAATCAAAGTCAATCTACAAAGACAAATATATGAAACTGGCGAATTACATTGTCTCTGATTACAGAAAAGATAAACTTCGCGGTGGTGGTCGTGCAAGACACGATGTTTATTATCATGCCCACGAAATCCTACGCAAGATGGGTCAAGAAGGTAGAAAACTCAACTCAAGGATACTCGGCGACAAAGCTAAAGCAATCTTGGGTGAAGAATACAAATATGAATGGGGAACAGATGACGGCACAGCATATATGAAAGCTGTGACTCCTGGATATCCTCATAAGACAACTAAGAGAAACAAATCCAATTCTAAGAGACATTACAAAGTTGACGAAAAAAGTATCCAAGAAGAAGACGGAATCATGTGTAAAGATGGTATGTATTGGTGTAGGCAACGTAAAGCGTGTGTGCCTATTCCAGATGGTTACAAAGACAGAGGTGATGGATATATCATCCGTGAGACTGTAGCAGAAGCCATTGAGCAAGTAAATGAAATCTATAAAGATTTACTCGAAAGACTTGATGATAATGGTAAACCACATATCGCTGAACCAATTGAAGATGTCCTCTCTGCAGAGGATATTCGCGACCTATTGATACAGGCAGATAATCTTTCAATCGATGATATGAAAGATCTTGGCATTATAGACGAGGAAGAGCCTGAAGAAGAACTAGAGATTGATACAGCAGAGGTTCAAGTTACAGAAGCACTTACACCACTTGGTCGTATCAAGCGTAGACAAGCTGCAAGAAGAAATAAAACAAAATTAAAACTCGCTCGTGTTCGTGCATTAAAACGTGCAGGTGGTAACGCTCGTATCAAATTACGTGCTACACGTGGTGCGAGAAATTTGATGTATAAACGTCTATTACGTGGACGTGATAAGGCAGGATTACCACCATCAGAGAAGGCAAGACTGGAAACAATGATACAAAGATTCCAGCCATTGATTGCTCGAATCGCTGTTCGTATTTTACCACAGATTCGTAAGACAGAACTTAGTCGTTTGAAAAACAAACGTGCTGGTATGAAACCACAAAAAGCTAAGAAATTTGTGATCAAGAAAGGTGGTAATGCTTCTAAGTATAAAGCTAAGAAATTTGTGATCAAAAACAAACCTAAAGGTTCTGGTCCACAGAAAGCGAAAAAAGCAGCGATTAAATAATGAAACCGAATAAATATATAAAGAAACCAAAACTCAAGCCAGTAACTAAGGCAGAAGCGATGGAAAGAGTCTGGAAAGACAATACCATTATTGGTAATAAAGGTAAGAAAAAATGAAAACATTTAATGATTTTATCGTAGAGGGCGCATTAGCAGACAAAGCAAAGAAGTCTGGTATCTCAGTTGGAACATTGCGTAAAGTCTACAATCGTGGGATGGCTGCATGGAAGACTGGTCACCGTCCAGGAACAACCCCACAACAATGGGGACATGCTCGTGTAAATGCATTCATTACGAAAAAGAAAAAAGGTGGATTGAACCACGATAAGGATCTAGCGTAATGAAAAAATTTGCAGAATCATTGGTCGTAAAAGAAATTAGTGACAAGGTCGTCAATAGAGTCACTCAAAAAAGAAATCAGGCGATGAGAAATGCCATCATTCAAAAAAATAAACAGGCAAAAGATAATGCTGTTGATCGTATTGAAAGAAATATGAAACTAAGAATGAACAGAGCATATAGACAAATGAATAAAAAAACCGATGCTGCAATGGCAAGGTTAAAAGAAGATGGTCATACAGATGTTTCTTCTATGAAGACCAAAGTTAAAACTGCAATGTCAGCACTTTCAAAAATGAACACTGAACTATCTAAGTTGCCAGACGATGGCGACTTACCTACATGGTGGACAAATAAAGTTGCAGTCGCAGTAGATAAACTCGATGGTATGGCAGATTATCTAGATGCTAAAGTTGAATCTGTTGATGAAGCATCTGCTGCAGATGTATTGAAAAGAAGATATGCTTCAAACGATCCAGATGACAATCCTCAAGCAACCAAAAGAGTTAAGGATGCCATTCCTGGTGTGGCTACATACAAGATGCACAAACATGCAGGTTTAACAAACAAAGGATACTCTAAGAAAGGTAAAATGGCTGCTCTTAAAAAGCAACATGCAAGAAGACCTGAGCAGTATGGTATCACTAGAGAAGATTCTTGTTGTGAAGAATGTAAATATGAAGACATCATTGAAGATGCAATGATTATAGAAAACGGAGAAAAGAAAGGTGTTAAATTAAATAACATCATCCGTACCTCTGAAAATCCGAATAAGAAATTTAAAGTATATGTTCGCGACCCAGCAACAAAAAAAATTAAAGTAGTTAGGTTTGGCGATCCAAATATGGAAATCAAAAGAGACGATCCCAATCGTAGAAAAAACTTCCGTGCCAGACATAACTGCGACAATCCTGGACCAAAAACTAAAGCAAGATATTGGTCTTGTAAACAATGGCGTGGTGGAGCAAAAGTAGAAAACTAATACTTCTAACTCATATAAATTTATATTATGAAATATCATGGAATAATCCTTGGAATCTTCCAAGCATCACATATCCTAATTAGAGACCCTTGTTGGGTAAGTGTTAAGCGTTCAGCTGGTGCGTATAAAATTGCACACTTTATGCGTGGCGAAGGTTGGGATGTTGAGGTAGTCGATTACTGGCTACAATTCGATTATGAAGAATTCAAAGAACTTATAGACTCTCGTGTTACTAAAGATACCAAATTTATTGGGTTAAGTCTTACCTTCCCAATTACTGGTAGAAATATCATTCGATCAAAAAAATATCTCCAATACATCAAAGATACTTATCCTGACGTAGCTATTGTTTGCGGTAGTAAAGCCATATACACTGGAATATATCTTCATGAGTATGTAGATTATTTTCTGTTTGGTTATGGAGAATACGGTTTTAATGAACTGATGAAAAAACTCACAGGTCGTCCATCATCCGTTGTCATTGAAGAATTTAAAGTTGGACCACAATATGGAGTAGCTGAAGGTGTTATAAAATATATTGATTGTGATAAAAACCATATCTGTGCACCACAAAAAGATCTTTCTGTAGAATATGAAGATAGAGATTTCATATTACCCAATGAACATATGACTTTTGAATTTGCTCGTGGTTGTAAATTTAAGTGTAAATTCTGCTCATATAATATGATAGGTGTGAAAGGCGATTACACCAGAGATATGAATAATTTTTATACTGAAGCTATGAGAAACTACGATAAGTGGGGGTTGACTAATTATTCAGTAGCTGATGAAACTTTCAATGACAGTATTCCTAAACTTGAAAGTATTCTTGAACAAACAAGAAAGATGCCATTTAAGTTAGATATGGCTGGATATGTTCGTGCTGATTTGATTGCCTCTCGTCCACAAGACAGAGAATTAATGGCTGAGATAGGTTTCTGGGGACATTATTATGGTATTGAAACTTTAAATCACGAGTCTGGAAAAACTATTGGTAAAGGTATCAACCCAGACAAATTAAAAACTGAACTTAAAGCAATTAAAAAGTATTTTGAAACTCATAATCAAGGAAGGTATCGAGCAACAGCTAGTTGGATTGTAGGATTACCATTTGAAACGCCTGAAACATATTGGGATGGTATTAGTTGGTGGGCTAGAGAAATGCCACTACAACATATGGCTGCATTTCCATTGTTTATTAATGCTGGAAATGAAGATGAAAGAAGAGTATTTAAAGGTGCAGAGTCTGAGTTTGATAGAACTTGGAGACAGTCTAATTTATTTGGAACTTATGAAGATGACGAAGAAGTTGGTGTGGATCCAAAACAGTTACCTGATTTTGTTAGAGAATATGTAATGATGCGTTATAACCAATCTGCTGGAGCAAGATGGACACACGAACACTTCAATCATTGGACTGCACACGTTGAATGGGGTAAAACTATGATGTCTGATCAGTTTTTGAACTCTGGTATTGGTGCTTGGTGGTTCCATCACTATCATACCACTGGAATGGGCACATATGAGGAGTTATTAAAACTAAGAGAACGTGATATTCACATCCCTGAGGTTATGAGGCGTACAGAAGAACACATTGAAAATTATAAGTGGAAGAAGCTGAGTTTATAAATACTATACGCAAGAATAATTCTTAGGAGAAAACCAAAGATGTCATTAGAAAAAGAAATTAGGAATAAGCTGGTCGCAGAAGCTGCTGATTATAAAAAGCTAGATCAACTTGTTCGTCAGGGTATGATGTCACCAGCACAACTTCCTATGCTACATCGTGGCTTAGACAAAATGCAGTCTGGTAAAGTACTGAACCCACAAGAACGTGAAGCTGTAAACAAAGTAATGCAATCTATGCTTTTTATCGTAACTGGAGACTCACAGGTTTTCAATAAAGCAAGACAGCACACACAAAAAACTAGATACCAAACTGAAAGTTATACAGAAGAAGAAGTTCGTGAGTTATGTCATTCAAAAGACCACGATTGTGCTGTAACAGTAAATCACCCTAAATGGGGTCTTGGTAAACCAATATACGAATCTCATGCTATTCCAGATGATGAAGGGAATGTTGAATGGTATGATGTGCAGTTTAAACACGGTATTGAAAAAGAAGTACCAGCTGCAGATATGGAAATCTTACAGTCTGAAGGTCATGAGAAAACAATGTATGCTTCTACTAAAAAAGGTAAAGCAAAGAATTCAAAACAACAAGCTGCAATTGCCATTGCTAAGAAAGAAAAAGATCTTGATGAATATGGCACGATAACTGCCTCTACTAAGAAACGTAAGAAAGTAAAGAAACCAAACGTATATGCTATGGCTGCTGAAGAATCACCAGCTGAAGATAAATTAGACAGCGGTTACAAAGCAAAATTCCAAGCTATGTTGAAGAAAACTGGCAAGTCTTTGAAAGATATGTCAGACGAAGAAAAGAAAAAATTCTTCAATGCAGTTGATGCTTCTCATTCAGCTAAAAATGAGTCTGTAAACGAAGAAGACATTAAAGAATACATCACAGCTAAACAAGTAAAGATGGCTAAAGGTATTGCATTTGATAAACGCCACAAAGGTGGTGATATGACAGGTGCAGCTAAGAAGATGGAAAAAATCAAGAAAGGTTTATCTAACCATCCTGGAGCCAAAAAAGCATTAAGACAAGCTAATGAAGAAGATGAATCGCAGGAGATGGATCCTAAGAAACATGTAAAAAAAGAAGATGACAAATACTGTGTCTACAATAAAGACGGTAAAAAAGTCGCTTCTTTTGACTCAAAAGATGAAGCTGAAGCATATGCAGTAAAAAACCATAAAGATCTTATGGAATTAAAAATGCATCCACAGCACAGTCAAATAAAAAAGTACGCAAAAGCCAAAGCCAGTGACACATTTAAAAGAACATTTGGTGCTGTTGGCGACGGTGGTCCAGAAGGAGATACGTCAAAAGCAAGAGCAGCAGGAAAGAAAGTTCTTCGTAAACTGAAAAAACCTTTAGCTAAAACAGGTATGACAAAAGCTGCAAATAAAGCTGCAAAGAAATCTTCTGATCGTATGATAGATTTGACACGTCAAGATAGTGGTTCATCCGAGCCAGTCAAGAAAATGTCTAACAAACAACGTAAAGATCAAATGAAAACTGGTATGTATCCTGATGCAAATGATAAGGAATACAGAAAAAATGTAGAACAAGTTGAAGAAAATTATGAAAAGGGTCGTGGTCCAACAGGAATAGCATTTGCTATTAAGAAAGGACATCCTGATGCTGAGAATCCTAAAACAAGGAAAAAGTATCCTGAAAGACAGACTCCTGAATATAAGAAAAAATTCTTCCAAAATAACAAAGAAGAAACTGAAGATCTTGAAGAGCGTAATAAACAGAACGCAATGAAGCGTAAAATGATGGATGCTAGTCGTGGTGCTCGATACAAGTTGAACAACCCAAATGTTCCAGACTCTGATCACAAAACACCACAAGCACAAAACAAAGCAATCGGTCGTGCTCTTCGTAGTTTTGAAGACGCTAATTCTGATTCTATTGAAAATCAAGAAAAGATGAATAGAAAGATGAAGCGTAAATCAGATGCTAATGCAAGAAAAGAAAGAGAAACTGATCACGGTTTCAAAGCTGCAATGAAAGAAAGTCTAATCGATAAGGTTGTAGAAAAACTGGGCGAAGGCGCAATGAAGCGTATGGCAACCCAAGCTGCAGAAAAAGAAAGACTCGGTAAACAGAAAGTCAAGGGCGACGGTATGAAAACCTTTAAGAAGCCAGACAATTCTAGAGACAAATATGGAAGATCTAATAAAATGTACTTCCATCCGAGTGAAGATGCGCAATCTGATGCAAGAAGAGATGCTAAAAGGGACTCAAGAGGTTTGGCTCAAACTAAAAAAGACAAACCAGATATGCAACATAAAGGCACAAAAGCTGGAGATGAAAAAGATGGCGGTCATATCGTCATGCAACTCCGCAAAGCTGTAAGCATTAATAAGCCAGTCAAATTTAAAGACGGCAGTAGTCATAATATTAGTAAGGCAGACGCACACAAATACTTGAATAAGTATATGTCAGCGAAAAAACCTGCTGATAAAGAAAAGATGCATAGTGCACACGATTCGCATGATGCTTTTAAGAAACACTTATAAATAATTTAACAACAAAAACTCAATTTAGGAGAGAAAAATATGTCAGGTTGGGGAAATAAAGACGATAAAACGTCAACAGGCACGATTGCCATGTCTACTGCAGGTGCGGTAACTGGTACATCAACTGCCTTCACAACGGAAGCTGCTGTCGGTGATATCCTCACTGCAAGTTCTAAAGATTTTAGAATCACAGCAATTACTTCCGACACAGCAGCCACAGTTGTGGATGCTGATACTCCAGGAGCAAGCATTACAGCAATTAGTGCTGGTGAAAATTATACACTTAGTGAAAAGCCAAGTGGAATGATTAAAGCTGAGTCTTCTGGAACTTTAACATCCGAAACAGTATTCGGTGTTGATGAAGCTGAAATTGCAGCTGCAGCTGGTGACGGCAAAGGTATTGCCCAAACTGGTTGGGTAAATGTAAAAACTGTCGCTTCAGGTCGTATCACTGCTATCGACACAGTCGGTGCTGCTGACACAGATCGTGCACAAGGTACTTACATTTTAGACCCAAGCATGTATAGCACTGCCTCTAGTGGCGATGGTGCTAGATTTCAGATCGATGTTGCTTCTAACGGTGCAGCAACGGTAACTGTTTTAAATCCAGGATCTGGATTTGCTGATAACGAAGTCATTACAGTTGCTGATGCTCAACTCGGTGGAGGTGGCGGTGCTGCTTTGACTTTCGCTGTTAACGGTATTGAAAGCCGTAAACAATATGAAACTCTGGTTGCTCTTGCCAAAGCTGATGCTTCAACTATGGGCGACGCTGAAGATACTGAGTTCCCAGATTCCTAATAACTTATTAAAGGAGTCTGAATAATGGCTGATCAAAAGCTAAGTGAACTAACTGCTGCAACGAGTGCTGCTGGTGCGGATAATTTATATCTCGTAACAGGTGGCGCAAGTAGAAAAATTACGGTCGCAAATTTGTTTGCCGATGTAGACACACCAGTCAAACTCGGTTCAACAGTTGCGATCGATGATTCGGAAACTCTTACTGGTGCTGGGGTTGTATCTGTCGCTAAAACAGTTACAGTACTCAGCAATCCAGGAGCATCTGGAACATTGACAATCGCTGCAGGATCTACAGGACAAATCAAGATTATAGTAATGACATCTAACACAGGCAGTAACACCTTGACGTTAGATGATACAGATCTTGGTCATGACACTGTAGTATTTAACGAAAAAGGTGACACTGCGACTCTAATATATATTGGGTCAAAGTGGTGGGTCATAGGAGGCACTGCTGCAGTCACCAACTAATTAGAAAAATAATACATCATGGAATTGAATGATTCGAACTTTTTGATTTATGCTATAAAGAAATATAATAACCCTCAATGCGAGGGTATGGAAGATTTAGAAGAGGATCTGAAAAGATTTAAGTATCTAAAAAGACTCTTCCGACGTTATGAAAGGAATGGCGTATTAAGTGAAAGGTTAATTATCAATCATTTAATTGTCCTTTATAATGTTTTTGGGCAGAATGCCACTGAGTTATTATTCTTTAAAACTGACCCAGAACATTTTGCTATTTTAAAATCGTTTCTAGTTTATCTCAATAGAGTACCACTAGAAATTATAGGATCGAACGAGTACACGGATATTCCGCTTGATGCTAATATATTAGATGAACTGAGGAAACTTTAATGTCAAGATTTGTAGATACAGTTGTTGCATATCGTCTTCTACGATTATTGGCAACTCCCATAGAACGCTCTGATGCGTTTCAGCTTGGCATCATCGACCGTGATGGTAACAAACTCAAAGAACCCCAATCATCTCAAGAAATGAATGCGTACTCGCTTCTGCAAAGATTTGTATTCAAGGTGCAGAAGTCTCTCATGAAATCACCTGACAGAAATGCAAGACGTCTATTGACTTTTGCTGCTGCAATGGCTATACTAAAAGAATACACGGAAGAAGATGAAAATAATGTTGATGCATTGTTGGAAGTTTTCGAAAAAGACGAGGATGTAATTAAACAAGCTGAACTTTTAGAAAGTTCCAACCTCATCTCCTTTCACAACTTCATCGGTGAAGACTTGGCTGCAAATAATGCAGGCAGTGGTGCAATTCACGGTATAGGCGTTGGTCCAAAAGGTGAGCCTGGAAGAGACCCACGTTTAATGCCTCTCGCTAGAAGAAGGAAAAAGAAACGTGAGTCAAGTGGAAAGTAAGATAGCAGTCCTAGAAAACGAAGTCAACCAGATGCGTGGACTTTTTTCTAAACTAGACGAATCAATTGATAAAATGGCTGAGATTTCTGGAGCAATCCAGCAAATGCTTGCCGTTCACGAAACCCAAATTCAATCACAAGCACAAGATACGGAGGATCTTTTTCATTTGGTAGAAAAACGCAGAATCGAAAACGATGAGAATCTAAAAGAACTACATTCTCGAATTACGACCAATGGAAAAGAGACCAGAAAAGAAATGAACGAGAATGTGATCAAGATTATGAATGCCATAGAGGATGTAAAAGATCTCATGGTAGACAGAGAACGCATAATCAACGAGCAACAAGCACAACTCGAAGAACGTATCAACAGCCTTGAGAAAAAGTCCTACTTTATGATGGGTGGGGCTGCAATTATAGGGTTTCTCGTAGGTGCATACGACTGGATCGCCGAAATCTTTTCTTAAATACTTCTTGACATTTTAGTATGAATGAGGCATACTCTCTCTATGTCTTTATATGTGGATGTAAAATATCTGAACATGGCATCTTCTCGCTTCGAGATATTCAAGCGAAAAGGTGAATATCTGTTCAATGTCCGTTGCCCTATCTGTGGCGACTCTCAAAAGAACAAACGCAAGATGCGTGGTTATTTCTTCAAACGAAATAACGATCTCCTCTATAAATGTCATAACTGCCAATGGTCTGGATCTTTCGGTAAACTACTGAAGGAAGTAGACCAGATTCTTTATAAACAATATGTCCTAGAAAGATTTGCTGACGGCGAGACTGGTAAGGGTAAAGGACACTCTAAACCAGAGGTTGTGATGGATTTCAAACCTAAGTTTGAAAAGAAACCTATCATTGAACAACTGATGGATAAACTATCAGATCTCCCAGCTGATCACGAGGCAGTCGAGTATGCACTCGGTCGTGGACTCCCACCTAAATCTCTTGAAAGACTATTCTACGTTGATAATGTTCAAAACGTAGCAGGTCTGAATAAGAAATATAAAGAATCAATCAAAACTGATGAGCCAAGATTAGCCATCCCATTTATAGACGAGAAGGGTAAGTTGACAGCAGTCAGCCTTCGAGGGATGCGAGATGAGGCTCTAAGGTACATCCTCGTTAAGGTAGACGAGGATGCTCCAACTGTCTACGGTCTGGATACAGTCGATAAGAACAAGCCAGTTATCGTTGTTGAAGCACCACTTGACAGTTTATTCATCCCCAACTCCATCGCTTGTGCTGGCACTTCTTTCAACAAGATCGATGAGTTGGGGTTGGACAAGGACAAAACGACAATCGTCTTCGATAATCAACCACGAAATAAAGAAGTTTGTAAAATGCTTGAAAAGTATATTGACTTGGGATATAATGTCGTGGTTTATCCCGACAATATAACTGGTAAAGATATAAACGATATAGAAAATGAAGGGATTGATTCGTATAAATTAATAAGGGAGAACACTTTTAGTGGGCTCACTGCTAAAGCTAAATTTTCGTTATGGAGAAAAACATGAGTGAAGTGTCTTTGGTTGCACTGAGTAAACCATCAGCTATAACAGATTGTAACACTGCTGCTGAATTGGTTGCATATACTGCTAGGGTGAGTAATCCTACAAACCAAAATAATACCGCGACAGCCCCAAAATTATTGGGATATCTGATACGCGAAGACCACTGGTCTCCATTTGAGATGGTACATATGACAATGGAGATTAAGACTACTAGGGATATTGCCAGACAGATATTACGTCACAGGTCATTTTCCTTCCAAGAGTTTAGTCAGCGATATGCTGAAGCAACTGAATGGGAAACAAGAGAAGCGAGATTACAAGATCTCAAAAATCGTCAAAACTCAATGGAAACTGACGACCCAGAAATAAATGAAATGTGGAATGTTGTTCAAAAGAAACTAATCAAAAATGCCGAAGATGCCTACAAGTGGGCATTAGAACAAGGTATCGCAAAAGAACAAGCACGTGCTGTTTTACCAGAGGGTAATACCATGTCTACATTATACATGGCTGGTTCATTACGCTCTTGGATACACTATTGTCAATTGCGCACTGGTAACGGTACGCAGAAAGAACATATCAAAGTTGCAGAAAAATGCTGGGAGATTATTGAGCAACATTTTCCCGATGTTGTAAAGGCTCTTAAATGAGAGATCCAGTCTTTACCATAGACTGGGATGTAGATTTTGACGGTCTACGGAACGAGGTCAGCGAGTATGTCAAAGATGATGACATAAAGCTAATGACTAAAGAACGTGCACTGTCCATGGGTGCTGCATTACCCACAGAAGATAATTCGACTGTAAAAGATGTAAACTCTTACTCGGCTGTTTCGCCATATGATGCAGAAAAGCAAATGTGGTTGCCAGTGTTGAAAAAACATAAGGAACAGTTACAAGACTTTTTGCAAGTCCCGATGGAGATGGGAAGTTCGTACACGATACAAAACCCACATTCATCTTTTGCCTTGCATACTGATATCATGGCTTCTATATTTTTTAAAGATAGAAATGACATGACTGAATGGAATAAGTTTTTAGAACGAGGAAGACAAAAAGGGAACGATCTTGGAGAATCATGGTTAGATCTCCAGATTATGATTAATAGGGATGCTGCTGATCAGGATGATATTAGTAAAAATATCGTTGATAATCTGTATCGGTGGTGTGTAAAATGGGATCTGCTGGAAGACGAAAACCACTTTGAACGTCTGATCAGTGATGATTTCTGGAATAAATGGATGGACGAAGCACCTCGTGCATCAATAAACATAGTACTGGACGAACAAAATGCGATTGATACGGCTGTTTCTTTTCTTAATGTGGATAGTAACAGCTTCAGCGACTGGAAGTATCGTTGCGGTGTACTCAACGTCGATCGACCACATGTGGTCTTCAACAAAACAGACAGTCACCGAATTATGGCAAGGTTCACAACCTACAGAATGACACATAAAGAAGTGTATGATAGATTCGAACAGGCAAACTTTAAATTAAACTAAATAGAAATACGCGCAAGGAGTTATGACGTTGGCAAAAAGAGAATATATGGGGATTCAGATCGATGAATCTCGTGACGAACTGTTTGATAAATTAGGATTACAGCGTCTAAAAGAAAGTTATATGCGCGAAGATGAAACAACACCTCAAGAGAGGTTTGCTTTCGTATCAAAATCATTTTCATCCAATCCAGAACACGCACAGAGGTTATATGAATACAGTAGCAAACACTGGCTTTCTTACTCTACACCTATCCTTTCTTATGGTCGGTCTAAACGTGGTATGCCTATATCTTGCTTTCTCAACTACATTGAGGATACAGCTGAAGGTCTTGTTCAAAACTTTAGTGAAACAGCGTGGCTCTCTATGTTGGGTGGCGGTGTTGGTATTGGGTTCGGCATCCGTGCTGCCGATGACAAATCGACTGGTGTCATGCCACATCTTAAAACCTATGATGCTAGTTCCCTTGCTTATCGACAGGGAAAAACTAGACGCGGAAGTTACGCAGCTTACTTAGATATTTCTCATCCAGACATCATGATGTTCCTCGAAATGAGGAAACCAACTGGTGATCAAAACATGCGTGCATTGAACTTGCACCACGGAATTAATATTAGCGACAGGTTCATGGAAGTTATTGAACGCTGTATGCAAGATCCGACAGCAGACGATGGCTGGAATCTACTAGACCCACATTCAGGTGCAATTCGCGAAACAGTATCGGCGAAAGCACTTTGGCAAAAAATTCTCGAGTTGCGTATGGAAACTGGTGAGCCATACATTCATTCTATTGATACAAGCAACCGATTGATGCCTGAATTCCAAAAAGAATTAGGATTGAAAATTCACCAGAGTAACTTATGTTCGGAGATTATTCTCCCCACAAATGAAGAACGAACTGCCGTTTGTTGTTTGTCTTCAGTGAACTTAGAAAATTATGATGCTTGGTCAAAAGACCAGTTGTTCCTGAAAGACATGGCAGAAATGCTAGACAATGTCCTTCAATACTTCATTGACAATGCTCCAGATTCTGTATCACGTGCAAAATATAGTGCCATGAGAGAACGCTCTATTGGTATCGGTGCACTTGGCTTTCATGCTTATCTACAGAAAAAAGGTATTGCTTGGGAGAGCGCAGTTGCCAAAGGTGCAAACATGCGTATGTTCCGACTTATTCGGAGTAAATTAGATGAAGCAAATATTCAATTGGGAAAAGAAAGAGGAGAGTCCCCAGACGCTAAAGGAACAGGCAAGAGATTTAGCCATGTTATGGCTATTGCTCCCAATGCATCTTCTAGTATTATTATGGGAAACACTTCGCCTTCTATTGAACCTTTTAGAGCAAATGCCTATCGACAGGACACTATATCGGGATCTTTTCTTAACAAAAACAAGTATCTGGATGCTCTCATCAAAGGAAAAATTGAAAAAAATAAAAAATTGGATTATGACGAAATTTGGTCGTCAATAATCGCTAATGATGGTTCGGTTCAACACTTAGATTGTTTGGAAGAATCTGAAAAGTATATATACAAGACATCAATGGAAATTGATCAGAGATGGCTCATTGAACACGCTGCAGATAGGCAGGTATTCATTGACCAAGCACAATCTCTCAACCTATTTTTCCGTCCAGATGTCAACATAAAATACCTTCATGCTATCCATTACTTGGCTTGGAAGCAGGGATTAAAGACACTTTATTATTGTCGTTCAGAAAAACTCGGCAAAGCTGATAAAGTGTCAAAGCGTATTGAACGCCAAGTAATTAATGAATTGGATATGAATGCGTTGGTAAATGATGAAGAATGTATCGCATGTGAAGGCTGATATACCTGAAGGCAAACGGATAGCAGTTTGTGTATCAGGTGGCTGGGATAGTGCTGTATTATGGCACATCATATATAATGAATGCAAAGAACGCGGTCAAAGTTGTAGACCGTACACCGTCCCCAAGATCGATGGGGCAGTTAATTATGCAAATCAAGTCCTGAAGTGGTCAGGATATGACACTGAAACAAATATAGTAGGATCTATTCAATCTGAAGACCCTTCTGAATATGTTACCAGTGGTGTCAAAGAGATTTTGATAAACGGATATGCTGATGTAGTATATTCTGCTGTCACCTCTTATTATGATGATATGGAACCTGATCACGATCGTCAGTTTACGAAAGGAACTCCATTCGAACAAATTGTTCGGCAACCTTTTGCTGAGTGGACAAAAGACAAAGTTGTCCAGCTTGGCTTCGATCTAGGTATCGCCGACGATATTATGAACATCACTCATTCGTGCACAGAACGTGACGAAGGGAGATGTGGGTACTGTCCATGGTGTAAAGAACGTGCATGGGCATTTAACAAAATTAACAAAATAGATAAAGGAACTAACTAATGGCAATCAAAGCAAAAATATTTTCAAGGGATGACTGCTCCTTCTGCAGTCAAGCAAAAGAATTTCTAAACGGAATGGAGATTGAATTCGAAGAAGTACATCAGCCGACTGGTAGAGTTCCACAAATCTATGCAGGTGATACTCACATTGGTGGGTACACAGAGTTAATTGAGTTATCTCAATCTTTGTCCAAATGGGATGAAACTTTTAACATATAAGAATAGGAAAAACAATGGCTAACAAATTAAACTTACAAGACGAACGCGACTATTTTAAACCTTTCTCATATCCATGGGCATATGAAGCATGGCTAAAACACGAACAATCACATTGGCTTCACACTGAAGTACCAATGGCAGAAGATGTAAAAGATTGGAAAAATACACTTTCAGATGCAGAACAAACATTCTTGACTAACATATTTAGATTTTTTGTTCAAGGAGATGTAGATGTAGCAGGTGGTTATGTAAATAACTATCTTCCATATTTCCCACAACCAGAAGTCCGTATGATGTTATCTGGTTTTGCTGCAAGGGAAGCATTACACATTGCAGCATATGCACATCTTATTGAAACACTCGGTATGCCTGAGTCTACATATAATGAGTTTTTAGAATATGAAGCTATGAAAGACAAACACGAATACTTCATGGATCTCTCTGGTAAAAATGGTACGAAAGAAAGTGTAGCAACTAACATTGCAGCATTCAGTGCATTTACTGAAGGCATGCAGTTGTTCTCATCTTTTATTATGTTATTGAACTTCCCAAGACACGGTAAAATGAAGGGTATGGGTCAGATTGTTACATGGTCAATCGTAGATGAAACTATGCATGCTGAATCTATGATTAAGTTGTTCCGTACATATATTGAAGAAAACAGAGAACTTTGGAACGACTCGCTGAAAAGTAAAATCTATACAATCGCTGAAAAGATGGTAGAACTTGAGGATAAATTTATCGACCTCGCTTTTGCTATGGGTGATATGGAAAACTTAACAGCAGATGAAGTTAAGAAATATATTCGTTATATTGCAGACCGTCGTCTGATCAGTCTTGGTATGAAAGGTATCTTTAAAGTTAAGAAGAATCCTCTGCCATGGGTTGAAGAAATGATTAATGCACCAACACACACAAACTTCTTTGAGAACCGAGCCACCGATTATGCTCGTGGCGCAATCACAGGTGACTGGGGAGATGTCTGGGGATCGGCTGCTTAATGGCTGACCCGACTAGAATACGATGCGAATGCTCGTCTTGTGATGCGGTGTTTTGGGTCGAGCATGAATTAGAAAGTGATTATTATCCAATCGAAAAATGTCCATTCTGTGGAGACGATTTGGACTTTGAAGAAGAATTAATTTTAGATTACGGCGAGGAGGATTTCGAAGCTGATGTATGAATATAAAGCAATAATTAAAAGAGTGGTTGATGGAGATACGGTAGACGTAGACATCGATCTTGGGTTTGGTGTTATATTTGCCAATCAACGTATCAGACTATATGGTATTGATACACCAGAATCTCGTACAAGAGATAAAGTTGAAAAAGTATTTGGTAAAATGGCTGGTGCTTTCCTGAAAGAAAAATTAGGAGAGTCCTGCACTTTACAGACAGTTTTGGATGGTAAAGGTAAGTTTGGTCGTATTCTCGGCAAATTTATCGTTCACGACGATGTAACAGGTGTAGACAGGTCAGTCCACGAAATTATGATCAGACAAAATCTTGGTGTGGAATATCATGGTCAGTCAAAAGCAGACATCGAAGCTGAACATTTGAAAAACAGGCAGATCCTAATTGAAAGATTGGATTTGCAAATATAAATAATAGATATGGCATATTCAAAAAAGGTAGTAGATAGATTTGAATCAGTATTAGCGGATCCAGAGAAACACTCTGTAGGAAGGTTCGACCCTAAAGATCCTAACATCGCGACAGGTTTAGTGGGTGCACCAAGTTGTGGTGATGTAATGAAACTAGACCTTAAATTAGATCCAATGACAGATGTTATTGAAGATGTAAAATTTAAAACTTATGGTTGTGGTAGTGCAATCGCATCGAGTACGATGTTTGTTGAAATGCTCAAAGGTAAAACCATAGAAGAAGCAAAACAAATCAAAGATAAGGATATTGCAGACGCTTTAGAATTACCAGCGATTAAAATACATTGTTCTGTTCTCGCTGAAGAGGGCATACATAGAGCAATAGCTGACTGGGAAGAAAAAAGTGCGCATAGAAAACATAACCAGAGATGATAGAACTCACCAATGAAGCGTTTGCAAAAGTTGCTGAACGATGTCGAGAGTCTGATTCCGAAAAAAATATTGTTCGGATTGATCTTGTTGACAGTGGTTGTGCTGGGTATGAATATGATATTCGGTTTTCCGATACTATCAATAACGACGATACTGTTATAGATTATGGCAAGTTTAGTATCGTTGTAAGTGAAAAAAGTAAACCTTTTCTACAAGGGACAACTTTAGATTATGTCAAAGAAGGGTTAAATGAAACTCTTAAATTCATCAATCCAAATGAAGTGTCCACTTGTGGATGTGGAGTTTCGATTCAATTTTAGGTTTCTCTGCACCGAATAAATAGGTGTATGGCGAAACGGAAACCTAAAGAGAAAAAGGTTCACCGAGTTTACTGTACTTACTTTCCAAATGGCGATTATTATATTGGCTATTCTGGAAAACCGCAGAGACTATATGAAAACTATTATGGCTCATCAAAGTATGTGCTACAATATGAAGGTGAATTGAAAAAAGAAACTATTGCTGAGTTCGAGATGAAGTCTTGGGCAAAAATGCAAGAGTTTCTATTACAATGGCAGCAGAGACACGATCCAAAATGTCTTAACTCCATGCTTAATATTCGGCTCAATAAAGAGCCACTGGCAGATTTTGAGCCAGTAAAATGGGAGCCAAATGGTAACAATTGAGACAGATATATTTGTAATGGCATTATCGTTACGATCAGGATCTAAAGTTGTAAGCAAATACATTATGGGCGATGCTCATATAAATGCTGAAAGACTTAATTCATATAGAGATATAAATTATTATCTTGAAATGTCAAACAAAGAAGTTTGGTTTTTGATCAGAAACCCTTTAGATAGGTTTATCTCTGGAATATATAGAGATTTGTTAATAGAACGTAAGACCATAGAGGAAATACATGAATATCGTAAGAACAATTGGTATCATGGTCAACCTATTCTACAATATATAAAAGATAAAGAATATAAAATTTTACCATATGATGACATAAAAAAATATGTGGATGTAGAAAATGATGAAAAATTTGCTGAAAACTTTAAGACTACACATTATGATTTAGCAAGAGAATACGCTAACACAATAGATTTAAAAGCTGAGTTTGATGCATATGATTACATTATGAATAACAAACAAGTTTTGTCTCCTAAACATTTTAAAAATATGGTAGCAAAAGCCAAATTAGTTAATTATAAGGGAGATAATATAAACAAGGGACAGTTATGGGATATGTAGTTTTACTTTTCTTTTCTGCACTGGCAGTATCTGCCGTTGCAGCATATTTTTCGATCGTCGGTCTTATGGCGATCTTCCCTGCAGCAGCGATGTCCATCCTCGCGATGGGTGTTGTGTTAGAGATTGCCAAACTGGTGACAGCATCGTGGTTGTATCAGAACTGGGAACGAGCCAATCTCTTTATGAAAACTTATTTCATTCCAGCTGTAGTAATTTTATCTCTGATCACAAGTATGGGTATCTTTGGATTCCTATCGAAAGCACACATTGATCAGGGTATCGAAAGCGGAGATGCTTCAGCAAAAATCGAAAGGATTGAACTCCGCATAGAATCTAACAACAAACAAATAGCACGTGCACAACGTACACTCGATGGTTTTGATAAAGCTATGGATGAGTTTACCGAGAGAGGATATATCTCTTGGGGATTGAAGAAACGTGAAGAACAAAAAGAAGAACGTGACGCAATGCGTGCAATCATCTCTGAAGCAGAAGCAGATAATGACATATTGTATGATGAACGTGCTGAACTTGCCACAGAGGTAAGAGCATTCGAGGTAGAAGTTGGTCCAATCAAATATATTGCTGACCTCATTTATGAAGACGGCAGAGAAAATCTAGAGGAAGCAGTAAGATGGGTAATTATTATGCTTGTATTGGTATTCGATCCACTTGCTATCTTACTTGTTGTGGCTGCAAATATGCAATTGAACTATGCCACAGGTAGAAGAATCGAGTTTTTATCATTAGACGAAACCAGTGCTGAGACTGAAACTATAATTGAAAAGGAAGAAGCACCTGCAGAACAAATAGAAGCAGTTGAAAAGGTTATGGAAGAAGATAAGGAATTGCTTTCAAAGATTGGTGATGGTGATACACTTAATCCTGCTGAAAGAAAAACATTAAAATCAAGTTTAGAGTGGTTAATAGACAAAAAAAGAAATAAGTGATGCTTGACATTTAGGTCTTGTTGATATATTATAATGAGTACATTTTTAACTATGGAGATAATTATGAAAGATATAGTGAATGAACTAAAAAAGAGAGTTGTTGAAATTACTTTCGATAAACTTGATGGAACTGAGAGAGTAATGAATGCTACTCTTCAAGAGTCTGTCGTGCCAGAAACTAAGGGTGGTACTTCTAAATCATCTGATACGCATTTAGTCGCGTTTGATGTCGATAAACAAGGGTGGAGAACCATCATTGTTGACAGAATCAAAAAAGTCGCTTAAAAATACTTCTTGACATTTTGACTACTTTGATATATACTTGGTATATTACTAAAGGAGTCCTTAAATGGCAAAACGTATAACGAAGGACGATTTTCGTCCAACTCCAAAGAAGATTCGGCGCAGACGAAAGCCGATGACTGAGGAGCAAAAAGCTGCAGCTGTCGAACGTCTCAAAAAAGCAAGAGAGGCAAAGGCAGCTGCAAATCCTACTAAACCTGCAAATGTGTGTGACCATGTTCTGAGTCTTCCAGACGATCATTACTTGTCATACGTTAAAGTGAAGGGATGGATAAAAGCAAATCAGGAAGCACTTACTGCAGCAAGAGCAGACGTCAGACGAGACGTAAAAGGTGCACGTGCAAAACAAGCACAAATTGAAGGATATATCAGAAACATGAAGAGATATCTTGCTCATGGTGATTGGTGTGATAATTTTTATGGTGAACACCAAGAGAAAAAGATCCAATGGGTAAACCTAGTTCCAGGATATGACAAGAATGGAGAGATAAAACGTCAGCGTGGTGTTTACTATCCAGACTTGGGTTTCCGCTGGGGCTATCCACCTGAAGACGATCCTGTGCTTGATCAGATATTAAATCTACCAGAGGATGAAGAGTGATGATTGTTATAGATTATAACCAAACTTTCATATCCAATTATATGGCTGAAACACGTGGTCGTCCAGATGTAGAGATGAACATTGACTTGCTTCGTCATATGATACTAAATCAGATTCGTAAATACAGAACACAGTTTACATCTGAGTTTGGCGAGTTGGTCATTGCCTGTGATAATCGTCGTTACTGGCGAAGAGAAGTTTATCCTTACTATAAGGCATCTCGTAAAAAATCCAGAGAGTCTAGTGGACACGATTGGTCATCTATCTTTGATGCATTACATTTGATTCGTAGCGAGATAGATGAGTATCTTCCATATCCTGTGATTGATGTAGATGGTGCAGAGGCAGATGATGTAATTGGTGCATTGGTTGAGTATAGTCAAGAGAATGAAATGACTGATCATCCGATGTTTGCCGAGCCAATGCCATTTTTGATCATATCTGGCGACCATGATTTCCAACAGTTACAAAAATATCCTAATGTGAAACAATGGTCACCAATCAAGAAACGCTGGGTAAAAATTACTGGCTCTCCACAAGAGGTATTGATGGAACATATCATTACTGGTGATAAAGGTGATGGTGTACCAAATATTCTGAGCGATGATGATACATTTGTCACAGAAGGTAAACGCCAAAAGCCAATTCGTAAAGCTGTCCTTGCTGAGTGGAAGAAACAAAAACCAGAGCAGTTTGTTAATGGTGAAATGGCATCTGGGTATGTAAGAAATCGTCAGCTGGTAGACTTATCACTAACACCAGATGAAATAAAACAAGAAGTCGTAGAAGAATATATGCGACAAAAAGGTAAAAGTCGTCAGCATCTACTGAACTACTTTGTTAAGTTTCGTCTCAAAAATATGATGGAAGTCCTTGATGACTTCTAGTATATATAGAAAGACAATGGAGAAAATATATTATGGCTAGAAAATTTAGACAAGCAAATGAAGGTTTCGACTGGGTATTCGAAGCCACTAAAAAAGATGAACAGATCGCTCGTTTGAAAGAATGGGCATCAGGGAATCAAACTGTTGTTCCTCTCGTTAGATATGGAGTCGGTGCAGACAAAGCTGATTTTGGGTTGCCTTCAGGTATGCCTGAAACTGTGAAGTTAGATAAAGACATCCCAGACGGAATGAGTGACACATCAATTCAGATGGAGTGGAGAAGGATTAATACATTCCTAGATCCAAACGGTAATCTGAAAAATCTTCCTACTTGGAAACAAGAAATGAACTGGTTGCAAATCTTAGAAGGTTTGCATTGGAAAGAAGCAGAAGTCTTGACACACGTCAAAGACGGAACTTTACTCACACAGTATCCAAAACTCGAAAAGATATTGAAAGATATTGGAATTACTGATTGGAATAAAACCACTGCCAAGAAAACAAGGAAGAAAAAAATTGCAAAAACCGATTGATTTTCATGACGGTGTTCGTGGGCAGACTCTCAAATGGTTTGTTATGGACACTCCAGATCGTGCACACTTCGACAAAGAGGGTGAGTTAATTGAATATCGCTTCAACCAAGATGGATTCCGAATGGATATTGAAATGGATGAAGTCGAAAAGGGTTGTGATATTTACATCGGAGATTCTACCACACTCGCCTTTGGTCAAAATGTTGAAGACGGATGGGCATATAAACACTTTGTTCAAACAGAGCAGAAAAATCAGTTTGTAAATCTATCTCAAGCATCATGCGGTCTTGACACAATCACACGTTTGTTAGGTTACTGGGTTCCAATACTCGAACCAGAGAACGTATGGCTTTTAGAACCAGCACCAAATCGTCAGGAGTTTCTCGATAATAACGGTGTTGGGTGGTCGTCTGGAGTTTGGCATCAAATCGTTGTGCAGAAAATGGGTGGTCATGAAATCACAGATGAAAGTTACTTCAAAGAAAAACTATTCCTCGAGCACATTTCATTAGATCCACAAGTAGCGGTTCAAAAAGCAAAGAATCTGGATGCGATACAATGGATATGTCGAGATACCAATTTACATTACGCTGATCACAGTCCCTTTGAATGGTATGGTGGATCTAGAGATGGATACCATCCTGGAGCCGACCAGCATGATAAAATTCTAGAGAGGTTTATAAGGGTCGAAGTATCTTCCCCATTGCCATCCACTTGGTAATTCTGCATCTTCATTGATCAGATGCATACTCCCATTGGGTTCAACACACCATTTTCGTTTTGGTCTTTCAAATGCTTTTTGACGGATCTTGGCGATCGACTCTGGTGAATGCTTTCGACCATACATTGGGTTGAACTCTCCAATCCTCGTACCAGTCATAGTCTTACTAATTTTCTCTCGATGAGAGTCTTTGAGACCATTTTTATGGGGGTGTTTGTCTCCCATTTTGGCTTGTCGTATTCTTTCACGACCTTCTGGAGTATGCCATTCAGTTCTGTCTCGGCATCTATCTACAATAGGAGAGTTGGTTTTGTTCTGGGTTAGTACATACTCGCGAATAGACTCTACAGAGGAGAGTTTGATCAACATCTCGCGTGGTTTAGGTACGTCTTGAAGTGTATTTTCGTCTACAATCCAGAACTCATTCCTTGATTTGAAGGCGAAAAATCGTGTTGCACGGCTCATAACTAACTCATTTTATTCATAATTTATTTGTATTTATAGGCAAAAAAACGCTTGACATTTCGCTCCAATGTAGTAGAATATGTGTATAAATGAGAGAGAAAATTATGGATGTTATATTTGATGTTGATGGTACTCTTATGGATATCGAGCATAGGAGACACTTTGTAACACAAAGACCTAAAGACTTTGATGCCTTCAGAGATCCTGAAGTCGTCATGCAAGACACTCCCAATAAAGAGATATTTGAACTAGCGAAAGCATTGAAAGACGCTGGTAATAGGATTATTGTTTCTACTGGTAGAAATAAAAGACAAAGAGCCACCACTCTCAAGCAATTGATGATGAATGGTCTTGTCTTTGATGCCATGTACATGAGAGGTGATACTGACTTCAGACCTGATGATGAACTCAAAAAAGAGTTTCTGATCAAGATGAAGGAAGATGGGTTCAACCCAGTTATGGCAGTTGACGACAGACAACAAGTCGTTGATATGTTCAGAGCGGAAGGGTTGAGAGTTTTACAAGTTGATAAAGGAAATTTCTAAAAAACAAGAGAGGTAAATTATGATATGTGTTGATGAAATTAAATCTGAAGACGTTGAATATGAGATCGTAGAGTATTTAAATGGCTCTACTTCATATCAAGGTGAGATAACTACTGAATACCATAAGTTGAGAGAGTTATTCGGTAAACCGTCTTATGACACTGGGGATCCAGATGAAAAAGTCCAGACTTGCTGGTATATCGAAGGTAAAGTTTTCTTTGAAGATGAAGAGGGCGAGATCGATAATGAATATGTAAGGGCATCAGTCTATAACTGGAAATCTGGTGGTAGAACACCAGTCGGAGAGTATGACTGGCATATCGGTGGTGACAATTATGACTCGGTTGAACTTGTCCAAGCCATAGTAAACGGCGAAATTAAGCCATATTTTAATTTAGATAACGCTTGACATTGATCACAAAATGTTGTATAATGTCTATATAATGAAAAAAAGAGAGGTAAATTATGAGTAAAATTGGTGACTTTGTTCTTGAGTGTCAAACTATCGCTCAAGACTATTACAACGAGCCAAAAGAGACCGTTGTTTCGGAAGTGAAAAAAACATTCCCTGCGAGTCAATTTGACTATGCCCTTGAAACTGTTGAGATGTATATCCAAGAGATACACGATGATATGGAAGCAGTTTGGGGATCTAATTCAGGATATATAAGCTGATGTTACAAAAACAAAAATACATACTAACTGACTGTGATGGCGTCTGTCTCGATTGGGAAGAGGCATTCATGTGTTGGATGAAAGAAATGGGACACCAGACTGTTGAAGGGTATCAGTTTATGTATGGTGTTCACAAAAGGTTCGGTATTACTAAAGAACTTTCAAACAAGCTGGTAGCACAATTCAATGCTTCAGCTGCCATTGGGTTCTTACCACCTCTGAGAGATGCTCAATACTATATCAAGAAGTTGGCTGAGAAGCATAATTATAAATTTATAGCGGTGACCAGTTTGTCTTCAGATAAGTATGCGCAGAAACTAAGAGAAAGAAACCTTAACAAGTTATTTGGTTCAAATACTTTTTCAGAAGTACACTGTCTTGAGACTGGTGCTGATAAAGATGAGATCCTAAGATACTTGGCGTTTGAATATGAAGGTTGTTACTGGATCGAAGATAAGATTACTAACGCTGAACTCGGTTCTAAACTGGGTTATGATAGTTTACTCCTTGAGCACGGACACAGTATGCATGCTGAAGGAGATTTCAAAGTTGTTAAAAACTGGGAGGAGATCTATAATGTTATCACTGGATAGAGAATCAGGTTTCTATGCATTTTGCTCTCACATGTGGAGAGAAAATTGTCAAGAACGTAGAGACTGGCAAGAAGAGATCTTAGATAAAGATATCTATATTGCTCGCAATCTATCATTCCTGAAAGAAGCATTCGAAGAGGAAAAGGATTTGTGGTGTGAATTAGCCACTGGTTGATCAATGGCTATAAAATATACGAAGGACGATTCTAACGTCAAGAAAATGTATCTTGACACACGACATTGTTTGCGCCAAGGCAAACACCGACCAAATTATCGACTCCCACCTGAAGCATATGCATTTGGTCGTGCAACTCCTATTAGTCTGCTCAATGCAGAATTTTATTTTTTTGGACCAGATACTCTCGATAATTGTGTCGAGATGGAAGATTATGTTCGGAAAGCTGGGTATGTAGATGATAATGATACTCTAATTCCAGTTGTATATAAGACAAACGATTTCGGATATCGTGAACAAAAAGATATGATCAACCCAGAGCATGTGGGTAATTGTATTTTGGTCACTGGTAATTCAGCTGCATTTGCAACAGCACAACACGAGGAGGATGGGTTCTGCTATCACCTCGAGGAGTTTGCTGGGATACCAGTCTATAATCTAGGCATAAATAACGGTGGAAGCAAATCTTCTTATAGGATTATCAAAGCGTGGCGAAATATTCTTCAACCCTATTGTACGATTTCTCATTTAGTTTGGGACACAACTAGATTAGAATTCGAGGATGCCATACAAGTTGGACCACATAACTGGAAACGTATCTTCAAAGAGTATTACAAGAATGTAGATTATTTCGGCGACCGAAAGTCAGAAGATTTTGGTGGCAAGATCCGTGAACCAAACAAAGAACAGTTATACAATCAGATGACAGAGATATGGGAAAAGGATCTAGAGTTACTTCTTGAAGTGGAAAAAAATCTAAATGTAATTTGGGATCTGCAAGTGCAACACGAATTAGATGTAGACCAATCAACAAAAGAAAAATATCAAGACCACGAAAACATTTTGGTTACACCTTGGACTTTCTATAAAAAAGATGCTGAACATTGGACTGATCAGGAGAAAGAAGAGTATATGGCTGGTAAACCTGCAAGGGATGGTATTCACGAATCTGCAGAAAATTATCGAGCCAGTGCAGAAAAATGCACTGAAATTTTAAGGAGAAGAAAATGGATCCCCTCACACACTTAATCATAACATTTATTTGGACAGTCGCAGCCTACATACTAGGTTGGTATTTTGGTCACAAACAAGGAAATATACTTGGTGCTGCTGTGGTTCTTGAATGGGTAGAACGTAAAGTTGGTAAGATACAATTTAATGCTTGGATGCGAGAACGCGAAGAAGAATAGATGTCTGACGTAATTTGTCCATATATCCTGAATCACGTTTATACAGGAACGCGAAACGAACGTAGACTTTGCTGTTCATCTACACCCAGAGTTTCACAAGATAAAAAGCGTACAGATGAAGAGTGGTGGAACTCGGAGGAAATGAAAAGCATCAGACGTAAGATGATGCGAGGTGAAAAACTCGAGATGTGTAATGTGTGTTACTATCGAGAGGATAATGGTCTGGAGTCATTACGCCAAGAGGCATTACAAGAGTTTGATATTGAGGAACTAAAATCTAATCTAAATGAAGATGGCTCGATGTCGATCCAACCAGAATATTTTGAACATAAATCTGTGCATTGTAATCTACAATGCCAAACTTGCACACCTGTCCTATCCTCTACATGGGCGACACTCGAGAAAAAGATGTTTGGGTTCAAGTGGGCGAACAATATGGATGCACCATACGAACAAGCACAAGCAGATTCTATTATCAAAGCTATACTCGAGAAAAGATGTAAGAAAATAAACTGGGCTGGTGGTGAACCAATGATGATGCCAGTACACTGGAAGGTTACAGATAAACTCGTTGAACTATTAGACGATCCAGAGTATTCAGCCTATGTCAAAACAATCAAGATCCAATACAACACAAACCTAACTCGTAGTATCTGGAAAAACAAATCAATACCTGAAATGCTCCAGCCATTCAATATTGAACTAAGAACTTCAATGGATGGTGTCGGCGATACATTTGAATTCAATCGCGATGGAGCGAAGTGGGATGAATGCTGGAAAACTTGGAATCAATATTACGATCTAGGGTTTGATATAGAAGTGAACTCAGTCTATACATCGACAGTTATTATGCAGATGGAAGAATACCAACGACTCTATGTCGACAAAGACGTAAGATTCTACGACCACATTTACGTTTGCTATCCTGATCAGTATCCTGGAGGAGGACAGGGATTTATGGACGTAAGATTATTCCCACAACACATATTCGATCGTATAGTTACGAATGCAGAGAACGTGCTGAAAAAATATATGAACGAAGGTTACGAGCGAGGATTAGATATCCTTAGAATATATCGTGACGAAAAACAGAAGTATGAAAACCTTTTTGAAAACGAGGACACATTACGAAAGATGAAAGGGTATGCTGAATATAGGGATAACTTTTGCGAGAACGTAAAGTACCAAGATTTGATATGGACTTTAGATGAAGAGGCAGCTGAATGGTTCGACAAAATAGAATCATTACCATATGACCCAAATGAAAATAAACAGTCAGGCTGGAGAGCCGAAGACTGGGAGGACAGATAAAAGTGAAAGACCATTGGTTATATGCTCGAGGTTTTTATGAGAAACCAAAAGAGTATTCATTTTACAGCACCGATACAGAAGATAAGTATCAAAAAAACCTGAAAGAAAATTTTGAAGAATTAAAATTAAACGGTTGGATTCATCATGACGTAGAAGAAGATGATCGTGTACTCGGTTACAAATACGACTATAACCCATATAATCCTCAAATAAATGACTGGGTAAATCTTTCATACAAAATAAATGAGCATGGTTTTAGAGGTGAAGAAATGCCCAAAGAGAAAAAACCAAGAAGCATAATGACTCTTGGATGTTCGAATACATTTGGAGTCGGTATGCCTGTCGGTCAAATTTGGTCAACACTTGTCGGTAATACATTACGTCAACGAGCATATAATCTTGGTGTTCCAAGTGGTTCTTTAGATACATGCTTTAGAGTTTTACTTGCTTGGCTTCCTAAAATTAGACCTTCTCATGTATTTTTATTGGAGCCTCCAGGAGTCAGATATGAAACTCATATTCTATCAGGGATTATACCATCTTCAGTTGAAAGCCCAGAACCAGTAGCTTTTAGATTTGAGCATGAAGATGAGTGGGTTCTTCATAGAGAGAAAACGATGAGAGGAATTAAATCATTGTGTGATCAATTCGATACGCCTTTCTATCATTTAAGTTATGATGCACACTTAACTAAAGAAATTGCTGAGTTCTTTTCATTCATTGACTCAGCCAGAGATCTGATGCATCCAGGAAGAAATGCTCACACATATATTGCTATGAATATGTTAAAACTAGCTGGATATAAATGGGATGTTGAAATAAATGGATAAATGGGATTACGCACATATGGAGGTGGCTCGGATTTATTCTCAGCTATCATCCGCAAAACGATTACAAGTCGGCGCAGTCATAGTAAAAGATAAAAGAGTATTGTCTATCGGTTATAATGGTATGCCGACAAAATGGACTAACGAATGTGAATTCACAGATGAACATGGCTTGAACACTTATACAAAACCTGAAGTGTTACATGCCGAGACAAACGCGATTGCAAAAGTTGCGAAGTCAAGCGAGAGTTGCGATGGCGCAACAATATATACAACAACCGCACCATGCCTTGATTGTGCTAAGTTAATTTATCAATCTGGTATAAAACGTGTCGTCTGGAATACACCACATTTACGAAGCGATGATGGTGTTCAATTCCTAATGAAATGTGAAGGTGTATCAGTGGAGCATTTAGAATGAAAATAACTATTTTTGGTTATGGATTTGTAGGTCGAGCACATGAGATGGCTCTGTCGGTTCATGGGTTGCATGAGATTACAATCGTAGATCCGAAGTTCGAAGCATGGGATATTGGTAATCCTGAAGCGATTATTATCGCAGTGTCAACACCACAAGGTAAATATGGTGCATGTGATATGACTAATGTATATGCTGCATTGGATGAATGTCCTCCAAATATTCCTATTCTGATCAAGTCAACTATATCTCTCGAGGGATGGGATCATATCTGTGAGCACTATCCTGAACACGAGGTTACATTCAGTCCTGAGTTTCTACGAGCAGACCATGCACTCGAGGATTTTAACAATAGAGAAAAAATGTTCTTTGGTGGTGGTGATGATTTATTCTGGGCAACTCTATTTTGGAAACAGGGTTGTGAAATGGTCAGACGCGATCCAGAAGAACTTATCGTGATGAAATATACAATCAATAGTTTTCTGGCGACAAAGGTCGCCTTTCTCAATCAAATCTATGATATGTGTCAGAGTGCTGGTATAAATTATGATACAGTAAAAGATTTGATTGCAACCGACGAGCGTATCGGTCAGTCACATTTGGAAGTGACTCAAGAAAGGGGTTTCGGTGGACATTGCTTCCCGAAAGATACCAATGCGCTCGTCCACTCTGGAGTAAAACAAGGAGTAGATCTTTCTATTTTAAAGTCTGCCATAGACTATAACGATGGTCTAAAGAATGTAAAACATATCAGTTACGCTTTAGAGGGTATAATGAAACGGTTTGAAAGAGATAAGAATTAATGCTTGACATCTATAAAGGAGTAAAGTATAATGTTAACAAATTGGTGGCGTGTATGGGCGCAAAGTCTGGGCGAGAAGGTCGGCGATTCTGACCGTGAAGCAGACACTATTGCAATTATCCGTACCGTTTGGTGGCTCACACATATGGCGACTTGCATCTTTATTATTCTAAATGCAATTGCTAATCATGGGTGGGGTTTGATTGGACTTTAATATGGGACTAAATTATGGTAAAAGAACTTACAATTGAAAAAGTCGACTGTGAAGACAAACTAGGTAAATGGCTCGATGAGTCAACCTATGATCAAGTCATCACTGAAGACACTGACTTATATGCTCTCGATAAATTCGAGGCAAATGGTGAACACAATGTCATCTTCAAGTTTCGTAAAGGTGTATTCTCATCTCAGGAACAGCAAGATGCATATGATGGATTGGCTCCAGCTGCAATTGAAACTCAGAATCGTGGGTTGGCTGCTGGACCACGTGCAGGGCAAAATGGCAAACGTGACTGGGTTACACCTCTACAAGAGGATATTCTAGACGCTATCTTTACCGCACCAGACTCGTCACTTGATGACGAGTTTGACGCGATTGAAAATGCTATTGCTAGACATAAACCAGATGAAGCTGGTCGTGGTCGTGTATGGTTACGCGACAACATCAAGAAAACAGGAGTTGAATACTCTGAATTCTTCGACTGGTGGCTCGACTCTGTTCGTCCACTATCTCCTGCAGAACGTAAAGTCGAAGCAAAGAGTATGGTCAAAAACTATATTTCAGATACATCATACGCGAATACAGTGAACTCTGGTATCGCTGGATGGTTCGATAGATATCCTCGGATTCCATATGGTCGTGCTACAGCATACACTGAAAAGAATCCTGAACTATTCGCGAAGTCGTATCCATATCTGCAGACTCTGGCTCGTAAGTTTGAAGAGTTACTGCCTGAAAGATATGCAAGACAAAAAGCATTCACTGATCAGATCGATCCAGCGTTTGTTGTTCCTGAAACTCCTTACACAACACTAACAGTCAACAGGACATTCAGAACTGCTGCACATAGAGATGCTGGTGATTACACTGAAGGTTTCTCTAATATCAGTTGCATCTCTCCAGATGGTAAAAAAGGTTGGGATGGTTGTCTGTTTGTTCTACCTGAATATCGTATCGCAGTTGAGTTGCATCCAGGAGATCTCCTGCTTGTAAACAATCACGATGGTATTCACGGCAATACTGAAATCATTGGTGACGATCCTATCCGTATTTCGATCGTCGCATATGCTCGTGAGAAAATGGCTCTGCTTGGGTCATATGATTACGAGAATCTCAGACGTCAGTTCGTTGATGACAGACGTTTGAATGAAGAACATCCCGAGTGGCGACCACTCTGGAATGGCGTATCTACTAAAATGTGGGATTCACAAGAGTGGTACGACTATCTCAGAGAGCGAGGTGGAGAAGAAATGCTGAACAAGTATCATCCGTCAGCATCCACAGGATCCGCATCACTCGAGGATTTGTTCTAATGTGCGCAGTTATTGGCGCATCTCTAGTCTCTCCCAGCAATCAAGACCTAGATCTGGTGAGAGATGTTTTTCTCGAATCTCGTATTCGAGGTTTGCATGCGACTGGTGTGTCGTATGTTAAACAAGGTAAGGTTGCCACTCTCATTAAACCTGTCCCTGCTCCTGACTTCTTCTCTCTCGTTGAAATGGAGCAATTTGTTAATGAGGATGGCAACCTTTACCTGATAGGTCACTGTCGTTATTCAACCAGTGACCTTCGATTTAACCAACCCATACAAACTAATCCAGACTTGGCGATCGTACACAATGGTGTAGTGACACAGGAGTTACCACATAACTGGGAATATTTGTATGGTTATCAAACTGAGACAGCCAATGATAGTGAACTGATCAATAGAACACTAGAAGCTGGACTGAATCCTCAAGATATCTGGGCAGACTCGTCATTATCTGTAATCGAGTTACGCTCTGATAAATCTATGAAAGCATATCGCAACGGAAAGCGACCACTATACAGAACGCAGATGCACAACGGTACTATTTTCACATCAACGAAAGATATTGCCATCCGTGCTGGTCTGCCTGATAATCAAGAACTTATGGAAAATGGAGGAATAAATGCTGACTTACAGCCCAGCTACTCGTGATGAGGTAGAACATTTATTACTCGTCTCGGAAGAAGGTAAGAACACTCGCTTCCTAAAATCATCACACAATCTGTGGTATCGTTTTAAAAACTATACAAAAGCACCACCACTCGCTGCACGTGAGGGTAATGATATTGTCGCTCTGATATTTGCCACATTCAATAAAGATGGTTACACGAATCTATATGAGATCGTTACAATGGAAGGTCATGAGGGTAAAGGATATGGCTCGAAGGTATGGGAATATTTCTTAGACTACGCAGTGAACCAGAAACAGAGTAAACGATTAAAGATATCTTGTACGCCATCATCAGTTACTTGGCATATGCGTAATGGTCTGGTGTTCTGGGCAGTCGATCCATCTGGTAGTTTACGATCTGATCAGCCACTGTTTGCTACTCGAGGTGAGCAGTTGGAGTTTCGTGCGAAGGCGATTGTAACTCCGAGTATCGCCAAACCTACTAATCCTCGAGTGATAGAACAATTAAAGAAAGAAGCACCAGAGTCTCATGGCTTTGGTAAAAAGAAAATGAGTGCCACAGAGGAAGCAATTGCTGCTGTCGGCGAGTGTTGGTTACGCGATGCATTATATGAGGATGCATCTCTGGAGAGTCTGTTTGACTGATTATAGAAAAAAAGAAAATCGTAGAGAAGCATTCAAGCGATGGTATGCTTGGTCATTGAAGCATGGTGATTGCGATCCAGCGATATGGCTCGGTAATTATCTGAACAAAAGATACGAACACAATGACGAACAGCGACTTTGGTTTGCTTGGTTATATGGTAACACATACTATCTCCCGACATCGTGGGTATTGATGAATGAGTTTCCTGATTATGAACTGGCTACATTCGATCGTATGGACGCATGGAACACAGAGAACTATAAGCGACTACGATATCAGACAGACACCAAGTGGAGCAAAGGACATCTAGCTGATATGTTTAAATCATACGAGGTATTTGTTACTCCTGCTCGTACACAACGCCAAGCTATCGAATCTTATTATGGTGATACAGAGGAACAGAACTTTGATAATCTCTGGACAGCATTCAAGGAAAAGCTGTATAAGTTTGGACGCTATTCCGTCTGGTTTTATATGCAACAATTGAAACACACAGCAGACGTAGCAATCGAACCAACCAGTCTGATGTTTAATGATTACTCTGGCTCTCGATCTCATCGTAATGGATGGCTATATGCATTGGGACAAGAACACAACGTGGATACAAGATTGACTCCTGCCGAGTATGATAGACTCGAAGCAGAGGGTACTGAACTGATCAAAGAAATGAAAGCTGAATATCCTGAACTATCCAAAGACATTAATTATTTCTCGATGGAAACCTGTCTGTGTTCATTCAAGAAGTTATTTCGTAAGAATCATGGCAGATATCTGGGTTACTATCTGGACAGACAAGCTGAAGAGATATTGAAAGTCGAGCAAGATGGTTGGTCTGGTATCGAGTGGGAAGTTTTGTGGCAAGCAAGACGTGAATGTTTGGACTTGACTTTAGCTGGTAAAACAGGAATAATCAAAGAAAAATATGCATCGTTTATGAATACAGGCAGACTCGATAGACTTGAGATGATGTATCGTGACGAGAAAAAAGTGGAAGGAGTGTTACCATTATGAGTACAGTAATTGCAATTGTCGGTGTTCCTGGAACTGGGAAGACGACATTAATGAAAGAGTTTCTTGAAATCCCCAGAGCATACGATGAATATTGGGAACTATCTAAACCAGTCGATCTGGTTGAAGGTCAGATAAATGGCGATGTATTTGTTATGGGTAAGTATGAGGAAGGTGAAGTTTTTTCTGGTACTGATAGACTCTCAATGGCGGTTCAGCCAAAAGCAATTGAATATCTGCAGGGTGATCCAGCCAAGTTTGTATTATTCGAGGGAGATAGATTGACGACTGTATCATTCTTTCAAGCAGTCAAACAAGCTGGTCATACACTTCATATTATTGAACTAACTATTCCAGATGAACTTCGAGAGCAGAGATATATAGATCGTGGTTCTGATCAGAGTGAGCAATTCATTCAATCAAGGTTCACAAAACTCAAAAACATACGCAGTGAATTCGGAAGTAATCTATTCGATGATGGTAACATTACATCATTCGAGCATAAGGATGTAGAGGACACTCATAAAGTATTAGACTTTATAATAGGAATTATCAATGAGCAAAGGTAGCAGAAGAAGATTGCAACAAATAGCTGACGAACAGATGAGAGAAAACTGGGATAAGATATTCAGTCGTAAGAAAGATTTCGTAGAAAAGCAACAAGATCTAACCGAATTGAACGCTGATGGCAATCGTGACAGAGGTAGATACGGCGAAGATCTTAGTCAAAAAAGTTCTAAAAAAAGATCCTAAAATACAAAAATAATTGTTGACATTTATCTCTAATTAGGTATAATATCTGTATAGTTAATGAGAGAGGTAAATATTATGGATAAAGCTATTGAAACCCTGATCGAGAAAATCAAAGATGATTACGCTCGGTTCATGCCAGTAACTGGTGAAAATGATACAAAAGACTCGATTCGCGAGAAAATGCAGAAAGAGTTTTTTGAAAACATTACCGTCAAAAAAGGTCGTAAATACACGAAAATTATCACTGGATCTTCTGTCTGGGGATTTATCGTGAACGCTGAAAACGATCCTAAATTCAAACAAGGTGACATATTAAAAGCTGCTGGGTGGCAAATGCCTACTCGTAATCACTCGCGTGGTAATATCTTCGCTGAGAATTACTCGGTTGCTTGGACTGGACCACACTATATGGGTGATCCAAGGTTGGTCGCGTAAGTATGGAATTAGACAGAGCAATGGTGAACAGACACGATGAAATTGAAGTCGGAAGTAAACCTGTTCAGAAATCCAGAGAAGTAGCCACTGGATGCTCTGTCGCCCTTATTCACTTATTATATTATTGAGGAGTTATTATGAAGCTAGTGATTGATACCCAAATAAAAGAAAACTATGGTGCTCACACGTGGGATGGCGAGAGTGAATGTCCGCAGTATTGGAAATTCAAAGGTGGTCATACATACGTGGTTGAGAATGTTGATCAGTATGCTGGGATCTGTCATCCCTATATGGAACTCTCAGAACTCATCACGATGAAGGATGATTACTTCGAGGAATACTTGTTAGATGCCTACGAAAAAGAGGACAATGAACAGGCTGGTGAAGACTGGGAACAGGAGTGGGTAAGGTATTGCACTCGTAACTTCTACGGTGAATGGATTTGTGAAGACGCCAACGGTAGCTGGATTATCGGTAAAGATGGCGAAAAGATTGATTATAAAATGAAACAAAAACTGGAGGTGGCGTAATGGCTTTAAAATATTGTGATTATATTGCAGATGTGATCAAGAAATCGCTCTGTGCAGATGAAGGTCTGGTTTCGGAAGTTGGACATATACAGATGGATCTACATCCCGAAGAAGGATATTTTGTCTCTACGAAGAAAACAATACCAGTCAAAGATGTAAACGGTACATCTTATATCGTTACAGTGGAAGAGGATCTCGATGCTAAATCTTATCCGAAGGACGAGGAAATCGCAGATTTGCTGGTGGAATTAGCAAGGAGAGCAGCGGATGATGATGATTATGAGGAAGGAATATTTCCGATTGCGACTGCTGCAGTAGAGAAACTGAGAGGAGATTATGTCTGAGTTTGAAGTGGTATTTGCGAGTATGACTGTAATTGCATTATGTCTCGTAGTAATGCATCATATGAATGACTAACCACACTCTCCAAGCCATTTCTTTAGTCGTCATAAGCAGTCTGATGACAGCGATACTTGATGAAGCAGAGATGAGCAGATGGATGAAGTTTGGTTACTCGTTGAAGATCTACAAAAAAAGTGATAAAAGTGCAAAATAAGTGTTGACTTTTGCGAAGAATGTTGTAGATTAAGAGTATAGTTGATTGAAAGGAAAAAGCTATGTTTATTATTGGTGCTAACGAAGGAACTCTTGAAATTCGTGGTGAAAACGGTGTAATTGCGGATGGTATTGCTACCGCGAAAACGCTGGTTTATAACCTAGAGAAAGCAGATATCGACCTTGATTTTGATGATGTTTACTTCTCCTCGAGTATGGATTTCGCTGATGAATATGGATTTGATACCTATGATGGTGCGAAAGAACTCTGGGAAGAGGGAGCAAAACGGTGGTATGCGACTCGCGAGGGATAGGCAAAGTTCTATACTTGAACTCTCGAGGGTGAAATGCTAGGAAATACTGTGGATCCTAATTCACGGAGAAATGCAGATGGCGATGCCGAGACGAGCGAAAATGTCTCGAGCCACGAGCCATCTCTCATTATAGCACACTCCACGACAGAAGTCAACACAAAAAAACACAAAAAAGATGCAAAATAATGCTTGACTTCTTGGAGTGACTCTCATATAATAGGGTGTCGCCCTTTGAGAGAGAGACGAAAAGAATTTTAAACGTAACAGAGAGAGGTAAATTATGAGTTGTAACGTAAATGAAATCTTCCTAGAGCAGAAGTTCGAGGAAGGATTGGCACTCGGTATGTCGGAAGCTGAAGCGGAAGCATACGCCAACAAATGCTTTGAAGAGCAAGGAGTATAGCATGGAAAATCTAAAGCTAATATTAGAAAACCCTAATACCCAAACTGAGATAGTTCTTGGTTTCGTTGCGAATGAGGACGAAGCTAACGAGATGATAGAGGACATCGAGGAAAAGTGGCTTACAGTAGTTGACGCTAATCTAGAAAGAGCACCACTGGAGCAAATAACCGATGATCCTGTGTTACTCGAGTGGGAAGGTAGCGAAATCTACTATGTCAATCCAGACAATGAAAGGGTTTATTTTTAGGAGTATAGCATGGAAGAGTATTTCGAATTCTTGGATGACCTACGCGAGACAGGAGACATTAATATGTTTGGTGCTGCTCCACATCTCGCTGCCATGTTTGACCTTGACAAGTACGAGTCGAGAGAGATCCTCTCTGCTTGGATGAAAGAAAGGAGTTGATCATATGGCAAAAGCAAAATACGAGGTACGGCTCTCCACCTA